GAATCAGCGTTGGCGGAACGATGATTTGGAGTGTAGCCGGATGGATAGCATTACCGGCAAAAGCGGGAATAATCACTTGCGGCGAGGTAAACAGCCCGGTCGCCGGATTATAGGTTGAGCCGATCGGTATCGTTGCGTAGGCCTGCACTAAAGTCATATTCGGCACGCTATCAATGCTTGCATCGGCCTGGATCAATTGAATGACGGTGTTGGTCTGATCCACGACGCAGCAGGCTGGATTGCCGGGCGCCATGCCCGCTGCCGTCGTCACGGCATTATTCACCGCCGTTTGCCATGCCGCGCTACTTGGATAAGGCCCGCGACTTACCGCAACGATGGATTCGCCAGGACCACACAGGTTCGAGGTCAGTTCGGCATCATTGGTCGGATAGACATATCGCCGGATCATGGCGCTGCCAGTTGCATAGATCACCCCAAAGTGGGTCGATGCCATTATATCACCCATGCTGGTTTGAGGGGACGGCGCTTGCGCCAGCCGACGAGGCGTTTGCGCATCATGATTAGGGTAGCGGAACCTTTGGCGGGAGTTGATGGACCACCGGCCGGTTTGAACGCGGCCGCGACTGCGAATAGGTTGATCACCCCCGTCGTCCCGGTAGCAAAGCTGGGATTGATGGCGCCGGCAGCGCCCTGCGTCTGAAACTCAGAGACATAACCAGAGTTGGCGGTGTCATCGAATCCGGTTGCGAATCCGCTACCGTGGACTAAGCAGCCGGCAGATTGCGTACCATCGTTAAAGCCAAACCCCCAGATCAAGTCGCCATTGACGGTCGTGGTGATCGAGCCAGCGTTGAATGTCTGACCGGACGAGCCTGAACCTGCCGTGGCGGTCGCGTTGGCGCCATCGAAGGCGGCTGATGTTGCGACTCCGGACCATTCTTCGATCCAGACCTGGCCAAGGGTGAGTGTGCCACTGTAATTGACAGTAACGGTTGGCGTCCCAGAAGCGATGCCGAATGCATATCCAAAACCGAGTTTGGAATTACCGCCGATGGTGCAGGTAGGGGTGCCGACTGTGTATGAATTGACGGTGTCTGCAATTGTAGAGACGGATAGCGTGATTGGGTCCGCGTCCCAACTAACAAAGATAGAATTACCCGCCGTGACCGGATTGGTAAAGGTCACAGCACAGGTGGTGCCTGAAAAGACGATCCCGCGTTTACCTTGGATAAAGGAGTATGACATTTATAATCCGCAAGGGACCGAAGCGAGTCCCTTTCTTACTTCAATGGTTGATCCATTGTAATGGTGGTAGACCAATCCCTTTAGGTTTGTTGGATATAGAGGATCGGATGGTATGCAGGCATTGCTGGGTGTGGCATATTGCTTGCCACCGCATTGGGTGCAGGTAGCGGTTAGATCATCGATTACCGACAGGGCAGTAACTGTTTGCGTTGCAACATTCCATCCCATGCAGGCAGCGACGTTGTCGAAGCCGGTGCAGTTCGGTTGGCCAAGGTGGTTGGCAAGGAAGTCCGCGGCGTTTTTGAATTGCGGATCGACATAGAAATTGGTTCCGATGGACGAGCCATCGCGGGCGTCGATGGAGAAGGGAGGGCCGCCAGGGTCGCAGACGCTTGTGCCCGGTGAACAGGTCGTTGCGACGCCTTTGAAGATGTTTTCAATGCCCGTGCCACCGGTTGTGATTATCCCACTGCCCATGTTGCCGAGGACTGATCCGGATAGGAAGGCGTAGACTGGGCCAGTGGTGCCGGTGCCCGCGGTCGCTACGGTGGTCTGGCTGACATTGTTGTAGGTTTTGACTGTCCATGGTTGGCCGCCGTCGAGCGACATGTTGATCGCGCCAGTTGCGAACACTGGAAATGGGGTGGCCACGTCGTTGTCGTAGAGGGTGTTTTGCGTGATGATGACCGTCAAAGTCGTCGTGTGATAGGTCTTCTGGGTAAGCTGGATACCTGCCCAGGAACTCACGGCGACTATGTTGTTCCTGAAGACTGTCTGACCGGAGTAGGCATGGGCTTCTGGCGTGTCGAGCATCATGCCTTCTAGGTCTGACGATATTCCACTTGAAGCTGAGACTTGGTTATTGATGGCAAAGTTACCTTCGAAGAATATGCGCGTGCCAGTGCCTGAGTTGAAATTGGCAGGGCCAACATCGACGAATGCCGCAGAGGGAAAATCGCTTCGCTGGTTGGCGTTCCAGGCCAGGTTGCCGACCATGAAGCAATAGTCAGGCCCGTTGCCGGGGACGTTTTGGTTCAAGGCTCCATCGCCACAGACGAACCCAACGCCGGCGTTGTTGCAGATATTATTGATGAAACTGACATCGTGATAAATCGAAGTCGCGGACGTGGCGGCATCGAAATAATAACAAAAAGCATTGCTGCCACTAGTGGTTATCTGCCAACCTTGGTGACTCCAATTACTGGCCTGGATATCGATCCCAGCGGTTCCCGATGCGCCACCGTAGTTCATGGTGCAAGCGAATGCGACTTGGCAGTTGACGACGACCTCCCAAATACCACCGGAGCCATCGATGCCACCGGTTGTGGATGGACAGGATGTTGGCTGACGGGTGACTGAGTAACCTGATGTCGAATACGCACCCGGTGCGGCTATAATCTCATCGCCGCATTTAAGGGCGGCGTTGCCATTGGGGGTTAGCCAAGCACAGTTGCCGGAAAGCCCAAGCGAGGGCGAAGTGCCATTGCAGGCATCGTTGCCCGCAGGGTTCATGTAGTGGAGAACCTCACCATTGGGCAGGGTGAAGATGGTTGTGGTTGATAGTGAAAAGATCGTGGTGATGACACCGCCGATCATGTTCGCCATCGCGAAGTAGATTTCGGTCGTGCGGACGGGGATCAGGATGTTGGCGACGACTAGGGTGACCACGGAATAGAAGTGGATGGACGAGAGCAGCCGCAAGGCCTGCTTGGCCCGGGTGATTGTGATATCGGTCACCGACGTGCGAACGACTTCCCACTTGGCTTGGGCGTAGCGGTAGATCAGTTCCTTGGTCGGGACGTCGTCGAACATCATACGAGGATATAGCTAAGGCTACCTCCTACTGGGATTCCGGAACTGAGGTTGATTAGGAGACTATCGCCAACGGCGGTTTGAAACCAACCACCGGCGTTGAAGCCGAGGACGATACCGCCGAACTGGGCATCGTAGGCTGGGCCGGTGAGGTCGACTGCGCCGGTTGAGGTTTGGAATTTCATTTGAACGATGTTGCTGGCTACGGCCCAGAGACTGAGGACAACGATGCGCTTGCCCGCTACGCCGAGGACGAGCGTGGAGGAGGAGGCTGTCTCGATCGGGGCGTAGAGGATGCCCGATGGGATTTCTGGGCGATAGATTTCAGGCAAATTTGGCTTTCAGCGATCCGAGGGAATCTTCGATTTGTTTGTGGCGGGTCGTTGCGGAGTTGATCTTGGCATTGAGGTCATCGAGGGTGGCCTTAGCGGTGGTGGTGCGGGCGGTGATGTCTTCAAGTTCTTTGTGCTTGGCGAAGATGGCTTCGTCGTGGGCTTTTTGGTTCGCGATCTGGGCCGTGGTGAGGCCGGCCTTTGAGCTTTCGAGTTCTTTCTTGGCCGAGGCAAGAGCGTCTTGGACGGATTTGAGATCGGCCTCGGAGGTGTTGTGCGCGGCTTTGATATCGCCGAGTTCGGTGAGGTGGTCTTTGAAGGCCGAAAGATCGGCGATAAGGGAGTCGATTTTATCTTGCATCGGGGGCTCCTAGAATTGCGAGAACCAGATTGTGGTGGCGATGGTGACGACAGATGGGGTGATGCAGAGGGTTGCGCCGGAGGTGGTTTGCATCTGGGCCACGCCGACGTTGTAGGTCGCGGGTGCGTTGTTGGAGACGTTCTGCGCGGTGACGAGGGTGGTCGGGGTCGTGCAGGTGGAACCGGTGCCGAAGCTGAGGGTGAAGGTACCGGCGGATGCGGTGTTGGAGATTTGGTAACCGCAGACGAAGATGGATTGGCCAGGGACGCCCGCGACGATTTGGGTTGCGACGGCTACACCGGCGGGGACGTTGGCAACGCGATTGCAGAGGATAGCGTTGGATGGGCCGACGGTATTCTCGGCGTGAAGGGGAGGACCCCACGCCGAGATACCAAGGCCTAGCACTACCATGGACAGAAGAGCGAGGCCGAGCTTGCGCATGGGGGTCACCGTACTTTGTACCATGTGTTGGTGGAAAGGACATAGCGGAACTCGATGCTGGACGCGGCGGCGAGTGCACCGGTAGCGTTCGAGCCTTGGATGGTGGAGCCGTCGGTGGTGGCAACGGTATTGCCGGTGGTGAATGCGCCAGCAGCACCGTTGCACCATTCGAAGATTTCGCCATCCCAAGGGAGGACCGGGAGGTTGACCACCATGGTCCCGCCAGCCGCGGCGGTGGAGATCAGGGTCGCGGTTGTGTTGGTTAGGGTTGAGAGGGTACCGGTGGTGACGGCGGTGACGGCAACGCCTTGGGAGTTGCGCATCTGACCAGTGGTGATGAATTGGGATGTACCACCAGGGCCACCAAGGCCGACTTGCCAAGTTTCGAGACCGGTAAGGGAGCGGGTGGTTAACTGCTGCGCCACCGCGAGGGAGGCAAGGGCGGCTAACGCTGCCCCTGCGACCAGTGCTTTGAGTTTCCAGCGCATGGCTAGTTTGCCACGACTACGCCCGGGGGATAGCCACCCAGGACAGCGTTGGATTGTTCGGGGAGGTCGTGGCGATCGAGGACGAGGAATGCGGAGCAGTTGCCCGCGGTGGTGGTTGCGGCCGCGATAACGAAGTTGAGACGGAGGAACCGTGGGATGGGTTGGCCCGGGACGGGTCGGGGCATATCGTCATCGAGTAGACGAGCGCCAACGACGAGTTGGGCCAGGGTTGCGGTTGCGCCGATGAGCATGGTGGTGAACGCGCCTTCGCCGCCAGAGCCGTTGTCGGGTGCACCTTGGAGGTTGACGGTGAGGGTCGGGGCACCACCAGAGGTGAAGGTGGTGGTGACGAGGACGAGGAGTTTCATCGCCGGGTCGTCGCCGATGCCGATATCGCGGGCGCCACCGCCGGATGCCGAGAGGGGAATGCCGACGATGCCGAGATCGATATCGTTGGTGGCCGGGTAGGTGCCGGCGACCTGCGCTAGGTTCTGCGCCGAGGAGAATTGGAGAAGTCCATCGAGAATCATGATGCGCTCCTTAGGATACGGTTGCTTCGTTGCTGAGGATCGCGTCTACCGTTCGCACGGGGATTCCGCGGAAGGTCGTGATCGGTTTGCCGTTGAATTCTTCGATCCGGAGCAGGACGTTGGTTTTGTTCATCGCCTGAAGATCGAGGTAGGTGCGGATGATGCGGTTGCAGTAGATGACGGTACGGCCCATGTCAGCGCGGACCATCGGGGTGTCGGAGGTTTGGATGGTGGTTGCGGAGACTGGGGCGGTCGGGAGGCGATATAGGGCGCGGACGATGAGGTTGATCAGGTTCGCGGCGGAGACACCGGTGAGTTGGGTCACGTCGATGTTCGCGATGCGGGCGATGTAGCGCCAGTCGCGATTGACGAGGCCGATTTCCCATTTGAAGTGCTCGCGGTAGGCTTGGTAGGTGTTGCCGTTGGAATCGGTGACCGGCCATTCGCCCATATCGCGCTGTTGGAGACCAGTGAGTTTGCCCTTGGGGAAGGTCGCGAAGTTGGTGTCGGAACCCCAGGTCATGATCCACATGGAGGTGTTGGTGGATGCTGCGCCACCGCCCGAGAGGACGTTGACTGCGGTTTGGGAATTGGCCACTGTAATTGTCGAATAGCGAGGGGCCAGTCCGGTGAAACGCTCCGGGTTGACGAACTGATTGCCGTAGATGAGAGTAGCGGCGACCTGTTGGGACATGCCCTCGAGGAAGGCGCGAGACTCGGAGAGGCGGAATTCGGGTGTGTTACCATTGAGGTCCGCGATGTCCTTATCGATGACGGAGTAGGTTTCGAGGTTGCCACAGGTGTCGACGATCTGCGCGGTGGTGGATTTGGCGTTCGGGACACCGGTGTTGAGCAAGCGCCAAGTGGCTTGGGGAAGGCCGGTGCGGACGGTGGTTTTGTGTCCGGTCGGGAGGTTGCCCTCGACGACCATCATGTCGTCTAGGATTTCGTTGGTCTGGGAGAGGAGCTCGATGATCGCGGCGACTTTGTAACCGTCGTCCATCCGCTTCGCCCAGTCCGCGTAGGTAAGTGCGGTGGCGCCAATGATTGCCATAGGGGGTTATCCTGTGCTTGGGTTGCGTTGGGTAGTCACCCTTGGTGCCTCTGGGGGTTGCCGTTCGACCGCTCTGCGGTGGACCGCGGGATTACTTGCGGAGATGGCCATAGATGGCCTCCGCGATTGATGGGGGTGCTGCGTCCGGCGCGACTTGGCCTGCTGGCGAGGGCTTGCCGCCGCGGACTGGGGTTCCTTCGGAAAGGGGCTTGAGGAGGATCGATAGGGCCTCGACTACGTCAGGGTGGGAGCCTGCGCCAGTGATGTCGAGGGCTTGACGGAGGCCCTTCGCCAACGTGGGAGGAAGGGTGGTGTCGATCACGCTGGAGATCATGGATTTGACCGCGGTGCTTTTTTCGCCCGGGAACCGGTTGGAGATTTCGGTGGTCCATTCTTTCTGGAGGTTGGCCCACATGTCGTATGGGGCCTTGGCGGCCTGGAGGGAGTTCTCCGCGTAGAAGTCTACGTATTTTTGGGCTTGCTCTTGCGAGAGCCCGGCTTCTTTGAAGAGGGTTTGGGCCTGCGTGAGTTGGGCCGGGTCAAACTGATAACCATCGGGGAGTTTAAAGTCTCCATACTTATCAGGAGCGCCAGCAGGAGCCTCAGGCTTGGACTCAGCGGCCGCAGGTGGTTTCGGTGGCGGGGGCGCGTCCGCTTTCTTCGTGAGGAAGGAATCGCCATCAGTTGAGGTCTCCGGCGTAGGGGTTGTACTCGCCGGCGGGGCTCGATCCACTATCGTCCCGTCCGGGGTCCTCGCTTCCGGGGAGTTCGCTGGAGGTGCTTCGGTCGTCACTGTAACGTCGGTCATGGACTGATTCCTTTATTGCGGCTTCGGACATCATTAGTACGTATTCAGCGGGCGATGAAGAGATAACATCGGCGAAGACTTGGAGGCCGAGGTTTTGCTCACCAAGTCGAAACGCAGTTGTATCCGGTTGCCCGGCGGCGAAAGAGGTGTGCCAGATATGGCATCGGACAAGTAGATCATGCATCCACTTTCGACCAGCAGCGTCAGACATGATTCGTCGAGTGTAAGCGATGCGGTTGTTTTCGGCGATCTTGAGTTCTTTCTCACGTTCGCGGACCTGTTTGCGGTTCGAGCCATCGAAGGTCATCCTGCGAGCATCCTTTGGACGAGGTTCTGGCCACCGCCGACGTCAATTGCGGAGGCGTTTGCACCGGCTTTGGTGAGGGTCTCGGCGGACTGGAGTTGCTGCTGCTGGGCTTGTTGCTGGGCACGTTGGGCGCGGATCGCGGCGAGGGCCTGCGGGGCGCGGATCATCCGCGGGTCGAGATTGAGGAGGGACGAGTATAGGTCCAGAGCCATATCGAAATCGATATTATCGATAATAGCCGGGTCGATTCCTCCAAGCTGACCAGCCAGTTGTAGCACTCGTTCGATCGATCCGGCTTGAGCAGCACGTTGGGAGATCGCGAGCATGGAGGTGTATTCGATATTGAGTTCACGACCGGAGACCTCGGGTGGTGGTGGGGGGATTATGCCAGATCGAGACATGATGCCCCAGGTGCGGTCGATCAGCGGGGCGAGGACCTCGCTTTGCAAGCGCTCGATGACGGGGGTGAGCATCATCAGGGATTCGGACTTGCGCATGTCCCATTCGACTGCGGTAATGTTGGAGCGGGTCTCGAATTGGGACGCGACTTGGAAGAGGTTGGAGAAGAAGGTGTCTTTGATGCGAGCACGGACTTCTTGCATGTCTTCGCTGATCGACTTGATATCGGGTTTCCAGTTTCCGTACGCGGGCTTCATTCCGTCGTTGCCGGTGGACATCATGCCTTGGAGGAAGGTCATGCCCCCAGGGAGGAGCGAGGCGGGTTGGTTCTTCAGCTGAACATCTACCACCAATGGTGGATTAATCCCCTTATCAATACCCTGCGCCTTGCGTCGAGTCTCCTGTTGAAGTTGCTTGATATCCGGGAGTGCATCCATGCCGGGCGAGCGCCCGTAGGGATCATTTGCAACCAAATCCCAACGACCAATAATTGCGGCACGTTCATTAAACCCACGCTTACGAAGATAACCACGAGCGGAAGTACCCCCTTGAGGATTTGTAGCGCCACCCCATTCCCAATAAGTTTCTCGGTATTTGAAGTGACTAGGAATACCATACTTCTCAGGATCGGTGTTCGGTTCGATAGCATGGGCGATGATTATCTCGCGGGTGAAGTTTGCGCCGTCTTGGAGATCGTAGAACTGGCGGACCATAGGGGAGGTGGCTTCCCAGCCGAATTCGTCAACGGTCTGAGCGATGGTGTAGGTGAACTCACGGTAGAAGATGACTGGGCGATAGCGGCCGTCGATGTCGACGTAGTATTCGCCGAAGGCGGGGTTGATGCAGTTGATGACGTTGTCGAAGTCCTCGTAGATCAGGAGGACGGCTGTGCCGAAGACGACGAGGTCGAAGTAGAAGATGGCCATCGCGGTGTAGAAGTTGGACTCGGCGAAGACGAGGTACATTAGGCGTTCGCACTCAGCGAGCCAAAGGCTTACCGGGGATGTCTGGGTACTGTCGATGCGGCCGACTTTGAGTTTGAACCACGGGCGAGTCGGGGATGATATGCCCGACATCATACCAGCCGCGAGGTTGCGAGCCGCTAAGGTACCTGTGGAGTCGAGGATGTGTTGATTGATCGGGGAGCCGCGGTTCTGTTGGTTCTGGGTGATTAGCCATTTGTATCTCCTGGGGAGGATGTAGTCAGCGAGCTCGCGTGCGTGGGTCCACCAGGAATAGCGGTTGTTGCGGAGGCCGAGAAGACGGCCTTGCTGGAACTTGCGGAGGAGAAGGTCTTGCTCGGTGACCTTTTCTTGATAGATGCCACTATATGGTTGGTGGAGGTTCACTCCCCGTGCTCCTCGTGATCACCGTGTTCATAGAGATCGCAACAGTATTCATCGGATGGATATGGAAGATGCGGAGAACCGTTCCATTTGATAAAGCCGGGGTTGCCACAGGAGCGATAGCCGGTGAGGTATTCGCAATTGGCACACATCGATCCGCCCTTGGGAATTTGCATACCGAGTTGGTGATCGGGTGGTAGGACCGATGCGGGATCGACTAGGCCCGGGCGGGTGAGGAATGAGGTGGTCATTTGACTACCTGCACGTGTTTGGTAGGTTTGAGCCGACCGGCCTTGGCGAGTGGGTCGCGGCCCCGCGGAACAGGGGATGAGAGTTGGCCCGCACCGTGCATGTCGGCTGCGGCGATGAGGAAGTTGGCCGGATTGATCCCCGCGGAGGCCTGTGCCTGCTGCATTTGATCCGGCGGAAGTATCGGCGCCTGTGGCATCAACCCCTCCCTCGGGCGCGATGACAAACACGCTGCGCGTGCAAAGGCATGGGTTAGTTTCCTATCAATTGTTTACCGCCGAGGTTCCCGGGCGAGGGCAGGGCACTGGCACCGAGGAAGGATGCGGTTGGGGATTTCACGCCGGGTTTCTTGCCGGTTGGGGCAGAGCCGAAGACAGGCGGGGGCGGCACGTTGTTGGGCAAGGTTGGGAGTGCGGCTTGGGGTGTCTTTGGGGTCATGCCGCCTCCATGTGTTTGGCATCGAAGGGGTTGTATTCGGAGATATGGATTTCCTCGCGTGGACCTTCACCGCCGGCTCCGCGATGGGCTGCGAGGGGTCCGCCATAGGTCAGGGCAAGGGCATCGAGGTCGTCGAGGTTGAGGCCTGGGTTGTCTTCCATCAGGTCTTCTTTGGAGACGAGTTGGATTTCATCGTTCTTGTTGAAGGTGTATTTGATCGCGAGCATGGCAGTGCGGAGATCGGGATCGGCGGGGAGCATTAGGGTGGGGAGGGCGCTTCGAAGGGCTCCATACATTGCGGCTCGCATGTTGGCGTACTTTTCGCCGGAGTTGTTGTTGTTGGTTCCGGTTACTGAGTCCTTTGCGCCGAATTGGATTTCCCAGACAAATAGATGCTTGGCACGACACTGATCCACAACGCCGCCGCCAACGCCACCGCCGTCAATAAAGATACCATCAGGATGCCACTGAGTCCAACAATCAAACACCCAGTTAGCAAGCTCCACAGTGTTGATTCCATTGAAGACCTTTCGTTCGATGGTGCGGGCGTCGCGGCCCTTGCGGGGGAAGATAACCGAGTTGTTGCGCCCGTAGCGCGCAACATCGACCCCCATTGCAAGCGGGGTCTGGGCGTCTACGTAGACAGAGCGATCAGGGGACATTGCGGCATCGATTTCGGTCGCGGAGAAGAATTCCATCAGACCGAGGCGAGGGAACTGGCCGAGGATGCGGATGCGGGTGTAGTCGGAATCGATGCCGTAGGTTTTTATCAGGCGTTCCTGATAACGATGATCGGTGATCGGGACGGTGCGCGAGTCGACTTGGGTGCAATGCCAATGCTCATGGTGTTGACCACCGTCGAAGCATTCACGGAAGCGGCCGAAGTTACGCGTGGGGTTGCCGAAGACCAACCAGATAAGTTGAGTGTCCGCATCGGTCAGGGCTCCCTCCGCGGTTTCCCAGATGATGTCCTCGATCTCGGAGGCTTCGTCGAAGACAAGGAGAAGGCGCTTGCCTTTGTTGTGTAGGCCGGCGAAGGCTTGCGGATTGGTCTTGGACCAGGGGATCATATCGATCCGCCAAGTGCGCTCGCGCTCGGGGTCTTTGGAGACGAGGGAGGTGGCGTTGAGGGTGAAGAACTCGCGGGCGAACCAGCAGAGGTTGAACCACTTGCCGAGTTCGGCCCAGGTCTTCGTTTTCAGTTGTGTCTCGGTATTGGCGGTGATCACCCCGCGGCAGTCGGGGAAGGTCATGAAGGCCCAGAGGATGAGTTGGGACACGGTGGTGGATTTGCCGATGCCGTGACCGGATGCGACGGCTTCTTGGATCGCACCGTCGAGAGAGATCAGGCCAAGCTTGATTCGCTCCATCAAATCGCGGGCCCAGGGCATTGGGCCGTCGAAGGCTTCGAGTTGGGAGCCGGGCTCGCGCCAGGGGAAGGCGTGCATGACGAAGGCGAGGGGGTCATCGCGGACTTCGGAGAGCCAGACGAGGAGTGATTCCTGCCAAGCCGAGTCGGGGGAGAGCGTCGAGACCGGAGAGCCATGCCAGGAAATCCGATCGAGCATCTCCCCCTCCTCTACATCCGCCGCCGGAAGCCAGCACGCGGGGCGGAATTGGCGTCTCGGGAGGGGGTTTCACCCTCATCCATCTGGCGTTCCGGGCCATGCTCTAGTTGAGCTACCGAGACAGGGGCGTCGATAACGGCAGACTGGCCTCGCTCGGCCATGATCTTCTCCATGCGCTTGGCGAAGTCTTGGTTTATGTTGACGTTGACGGTTTTCTTCGAATAGCCAAAACGGTCGGCGCGGTCGCCGATGCCTTTGAACAGGGTCTGGAGCGGGGCGAGTTCGGAGGCTTCGTCGAGGCGGTCGAGGTGTTCTTCGACTTGGCGTTCCATGCGGAGCATGTTGGAGGTCGCGGTGTCGTAGAATTCGTCCATGGATGCGGTGAAGGATGCGTCTACGGCACTGCGGTACTGGGCAACGAGTTCCATAAAGGCCGGGTCTTGCTTCAACGTGGAAAGACGCACCGCGGAGAATCCGGTAATGCGGAGGATTTCCTCATTGCGGAGACCCGCAGCGACGAGCCGGGCTAGGCGATGGTGGGTGTCGCGGAAGGCTTTGACACGCGGGATAGTCCGCTCAGCGGTTTTGAGCACTGCAAGGTCCTCACGCGTGAGCGCCCGCACGGCCAAAACCTTCGGCGCCTTCGCTAGCTTGCCTCGATGTAGAATAGGCTTCACAATCGTCTCCTAGAAAGAACCCGCGGTTCGGGCGCGGGCGGTAAGCAAAATGGTGGCGGTTGGCATAGCAATACATCCAACGGAATCACCGGAATTGGTTTGTGCCTTTCATTATATCTAGGCAGATACTTCTGGATCAATTCCTTTTCCAGATTATCCAAATCACTCAACTGACAAGGCCTGAACCAAATCTGATCAAACACAACCCCTTTCACAACACGCCCGCTCAATCGCTGCTGGCGTTTTCCCCTAGCCACAACATGGTTATAAACCCTTGTTGCAAGGCACTTGCTCTGACCTACATAGACGACCTCACCCCTCCACGCGAGGATATAAACCCCTGGCCGTATCAACGCCGTTCCATCATAAAACCCTGACGGTATCTCCATACCGTTACTCCTTCATCCTAGGGGTATTCTGAGCCATACCGCCGCAAAAGTCAATCCCTTACATGATGAATATGGGCTCTTCAGAAATCGTAAGTTTTGCGCTGGGACATATTGGGCCACCCGCGGGCACGAAATTTTGGCCCCCCGGCCTGTCGGGCGCGGAGGGCCATGAAATCGCAGCAGGATCAGTGTGTTAGGACTTGATGCGGCCCTTGGACAGCAGATGCTCGTTGGCCTTGGCAAAGGCGAGGATTGCATCAGCTTGGCCTAGGATGCGCTCCCATTCCTTGACGTAGAAGGTGACAGGGAATTGGCGAATGCCGAGTAGCATGATCGCGCCCTTTTCGGAGACTTTCAGGGTAAGAGATCGCCGCGCCTTGGCTTCAGCAGCAGCGGCTTCTGCCTTGGACTTGAGGACCATTTCGATCAGGTCTTTGGTGGACAGCTTTGCGAGGTCGGTCACTAGGGAGAGGTCGGTCATGGCATCTGCTCCAAATCGCTTGATTGCGATGGCACACAATCGCACGATCATCGCACAATGTCCAATCACGAAATGTTACAACGCTGCGACAAAATGCCGCATGGATATCCCCGATGGCGTTCGATACTACCTCGATACTACCCTCATTGGCTCATGGGCCAAACCGCCCGCCGTGGGATGGGTATGGGCTCTATCCTGTGCTATCTAGTGCTTAATCATCGTCTATATATATACAACTTTAGACAGATACAGACCGGAGGTATCCCCATACCCCTCCCAGACGGGGTCGATTGGCCAATGAGCCAATCAGGGGAACATCGCGGTAGTATCAGGGTTACATCGGGGAATATGCACGGGCGAATTGTGTTGACAAATTGTCGGTTTGGGCCTATAATACTTGGATGATTGGGGCATTGCGCTTCACGCGATTGTGATCGAAGCGCCGCAATTTCGCCGCAATTGGAGCGCAGAATGCGGATCGGGCGATTGGGCCTGATAGGAGCTATGCCGATGCGATACCCAAAGACACCGATACACATTGCGGATGATGGTTCAGTGCTAGCGTGGATATGGAATGGGCATGAGTATTACGAAAGCACTGTGAACGGCCAGCGGATACCGGTCTATAGATTGGGCAAGCCAAAGGCTGGGCAGTCACGCAACGGGAGACTATTGCGGATACCGCATAGGAGTGATTTCGTACAGCGTATGGATCGAGCTTGATTGCACAGTGCGTTTAACCATGCAAAGGGAGACTGTTCATGATGCCGTATCAGATACAGCGCACACGCCTTGTAGAGGACGTTGAGAGTGATGTGCGATATTATCGGTTTGATCTTATCAACACGGCGACGGATAAGGTCATTGCCCATGCGTTTAGCCGATCGCCAATTGCGCCATCACGGTTAAGGCATAGGCTTGGGGAGTTGAACAGTCGGCATTTGCTGAATGAGTTGGCGATCTATTGATTACACTGTGCGTTTAACCATGCCACGTAACGAGGGAGATCAATGCCATGCTAACTCAATACACAAGTGCTGCGATCGAGAGTGAGGTGATGCGGATTGCGAGGAATGAGGTGAAGCTGATGATCCGGGCCAGCGGACAGAAGATTGGGTGTTTCAGGGCTGGGGAGATCACCAAGGCTTGTAAGGCTTTGGTAAAGGCAAAGCCTGAGCTATTGGTTGAGGCAGAGCGGAATCTTGCGGAGCGGGAAAAGGCCACTGAGAACGTGAATGTGAGCAAGACGCTGAGGAAGCTATTTGCATAAGGCCGAAACCTTGCACTGTGCGTCGCGCCCATGCATCGCGTAGCGCACACTGGATGTACGGTGCAAGGTCCAAGGGTGAAGCCCTTGCTGACGATGGCCATAGGGAGAGGAAGATGCAGATGAGCTTTACGAAAGCGATTGTGGAGTACTTTGGGAAGAAGCCGGGTCAATCCACCGGGGAGTTTATGCAGGAGATCAAGAACCTGACGCCGGAGGATCGGTTGTACTTCAAACAAGAGTTTGCGAAAGTTGGGATTGAGATCATTCAGGCGATCTAAAAGGCCGAAAGCCTTGCACTGTGCATCTGGTATGCGCCCTTGCAAGGCTCAGGGAGTAAGGCTCCCTCTGACGATGGCCATAGAGGACGGCTAGGTGGGCTAGGCCCATACGCGACAGTCCTAGTGCGAGGATCAGAACCATAGACGTGTAGCATAAGGAAGTGCACACATGACTGACGTAACGGTTGAACAAGACGAAGGCGATGTGGTCATTGAGTTTTCACTCAAAGGCGACAGCGGCCAGCGGAAGGTGAATTGGTCCCAGCTTAGTGATGAGGTTAAGATCAAGCTTGCGCAGCTTGCGCTTGAGACCATCACGGCGAAGGCCAACGGTGCGGTGAAGGCCATTGCCGGCGTCACCAAGCTGGAGGGTAAGGCTCTGGAAGACCGACAGGCCGAGATCAGGAAGGCTGCGGATGCTACCATCAAGCAACTTGAAGATGGGGTTTATCCGGGTGCCAAGAAGGTCAAGGTCAGCGGCGCAGTCCAGACTGAAGCCTTGCGGATTATCAAGAATGTGGTCAAAGACCAAGTCCGCAGTTCCGGGCAGAAGGTTGGCGCGTATACTGCCAAGGAGTACACCGCGGCTGCGAAGGCGATCTTCGAGCAGCAGAGTGCACGATATCTAGCACTTGCCCAAAAGGCACTGGATGAACGTGCTGCTGATGCGAAGGGACAGACTTCGAAGAGCCTCGTTGATCTCTTCGGCGAGAAGGCCAACTCCGAGGAAGTCAAGGCAAAGCCAAAGGTTGCCCCGAAGCGGAAGGAGAAGGGTGCGCCCCTCTCTGCGAAGCAGGCGGGTATGGCTGCGCCGAGGCAGAAGCCGGGAACACAGCACACAGCGCATTAGGTTGCACTGTGCGTTTAACCAGTATCCTGTGTGAGCAATGGGCACGCTGTGAAGCCAGAGAAGCCTAGGATCAGCAGGTGAGGAACACGGGACCAGTAGTCCCAAACAGGGTGAGCAATGAGCACGACAGCGAGGGCCATGGAGCGACCATTAGCCCTCGCCTCCCAACAAGCTCAGGATCACCCTGATCTTTTCAAGCGATGGAAGAGTAAGTCCAATCGAAAGGAACCATGCTATGACTGAACACGGACATAATTTCATCCGCGAGATTGCGGAGGCGTATCGCGCCCTCGAAATGGAACCGCAATATCAGTCCCAGATCAAGGACTGGGAACGGATCAACAAACGCGATGGCGATGCGATAGCTCGACTAGAGCTTCGCCTGATGGAGATGAGCCAAGAGCATGATGCACTCAAGGCAAAGCTCCGCTCGGTGGAGGCCGAGCGGGATGAGGCCGGGTTTCGCCAGTTGGAAGCTGAGGACACAACGAACAATCTGCTCACGACTCTCCGCAGCGTGCAGGCTAGTGTTGGGTCGGCTATAGCTGCGGCGACGGCATCGGGTAAGGATCAAACGGTGATGATGTCTGTTGATGAAATGGACGGATTTGCAAACTACAAGGCCGAGCTACAGCGCAAGCATGAGGAGAACATTGCCAAGGCCGAGGCAGTGCGATTGGGCATCGAAGCTGCGGAGAAACAGCGACAGGCCGACGAAGCCGCACGCACTGCCAGCGAAGCGGCAAGCCAAGCTCCGGGGACTTGGACGCTCGAAACGATGGACCTAGAGCCAAAGGCTGAGGGTAGCGTGCCAGCGGACCCTACTCTGGTCCAAGAGCCAGTGACTTCTACTACGACCACGACAGAGGACGTTATATCAAGCTCTGAGAGCGGGGAGGTCTCTCAATCTCTCCCTACTGCAACAGTGGACACCACGCAATCGCAGACTGCATCGTCCACTACTGTCGAGCCCACGCAGTCTGTTGCCTCGCCCGCTTCGCAGCCTAGTGGCCAATACTCCGGCAAGCGATACTACGAATGGCCATACTACGTCTCGCTGACAGGCTGGCTCGCCCAAGGCGGAACGGAAGACGACTACAACTGGCGGCCGGAAGGCTTAGCCTCTGCTCGTTGATCCACTCCAGGCCAAGGGCTCCCTCCCTTGGCCTTTTTCTTGCGTTCTAAATCAGAACAAATCAGACAAATCGAAGAACAATCTTGACTTACAACCGCTCCGGGTGTATAATAGACTTACAATGGGAGATTGCCCATTGTTCTAGCCAAGGAGCACCACATGGCAACAGGGGAGGGAAAGCCTCCCCAACCATGCAGGAAGGGATTAGAGCCATGTCAGATACATATGAAAGCAACGCCGTAACCGTTACCATCATCGCGAATGGTGACGATGAGAACACCCCCGCCGAGGCTGTGCATCACGCACTAGAATATGCGCGCAAGGCTGGATTCATCGAAGCGTGGAGTGATCCTGTCTGTTCTGCCCAACAACACGCGCCAGTCGCGTGGCTTTGTGAATGGGACGGACATAAAGACGCGACGGCAAATTCGATGCGCGCCCATGAATGGGAAGTAAAGCACGGTCGCAAGATAACACCGCTCTATGCCGCGCCTGTTGCATCGACTGATACCGGGAGCGAGGGCGATCCGTGGTGTGCCATAAGCGGAAATTACGAATTGGCGAGAGAAGTTATCGACCGACAGGTGAAGCGATCATGACGGACCACATATCCCCTGCAACAGACACGATCGAAGGCGGACTGTTACTACTTCTTGAGGCGGTCAAGGCCGGTGATCCGAGAGATGAGATTATTTGGCGCATCCAAGAGGAATTACGTCAGGTTCGGTTGCGCTGTTCTGCCCAACAACACGACGGCCCTAATCCGCTGCGAGTAGCGATGGCGCGGGCAATAGATTTATTGACTGAGCGTACCTATGGCAGTCCCGCGCGATCCCCTGGGCACAATGCCCGCCTCGTTCTAGAGGCCGCGCTGGCCGCGCCTGTTGCATCGACTAATAGGCCAGAACTGAACTTGATGGCGCTCAGGGACATTATCGCGCAACACCAAAAGTGTTTCCTGCCGTGCGCCTGTACAAGAAATCCTCAACCGTCAGACTGTGCCTCGCTGGCGGAAAAGATCATCAATGCGATGTCATCGACGGATAGCACTGGCTGCATTTGTCAGGAGCAACATCGGAGAGGATATTGCACGGAGCCGGGATGCTCATTCGCATCGACAAACGAAGACACGACGAAGACTGTGATCTTCGAACCTGATTTCGACTACGGCCAAGAGCGAAAGCATTGGGGAGATGATTGGTCATGACTTATCTCTACAACTGCAAGCATGACGGGGATCAGTATCGGATTACCAAATTCGATGGTGATCTGAACGTTGAAAGCAGTTATCTTTGCACCGAACGCGAATGCGAATGCCCAGCAGGATCGCGACCAATGTGTAGGCATCGGGAGATGTTGCCGCTATTCATCCGACGCAATACCATCGGCACAGATTGGTTTCTGGATTACGACCGGGGAGGCTGGGTACAGAATGACCTGCCGACCCTTGCACTGCCTGATGGCGTTACCGTTCTGTCCCTCGATGATCCTATCACCGTACACAACACCATCGCGGAAGCGGTGGGCGAGCCAGAGGCGATCATCACACCCAAGCCAAAACGGAGGCGATTGTGATCGTCAAATGCCGCTGTGTGCGGTGTTTCGTTCTGGTAGAGCTACCAATTGAAGAATTCCGCGAACGGCTTGCACGCTCCGAACTCATTGCGGATTACGACAAGACAAACATCGCCCTGCTATGTGAGCCATGCTCAGAAGATCAGCTAAACGAACAAGCGAGGCAATCATGACCGCAGAAGTTCTTCCAACCGCCGCACCGCCCTACGCGGTGAAGGTATGGGCTGATGACAACAGCATCTACGCCGAAGTCCCATCCCTCAACGCGCCCTGCGTGGTCTCCTTCCGCCTGTCCGAAGGTGGCCTCGCGCAAGTCCTCAAACTTCTCGGCGCCCAACACACCCTCGAAGGCTCTGGCCAACCGTACCTGCGACCGGCGGTGATATCGAAGAAGCTAATCGTGGATGGTGTGACCCAACCCGACCTCGACACAGCACGGTCGATACTAACGCAGCTAGGAATACTCAAATGAACGTCATCACCGCAAACACCTGCAAGACCTGCAAGCACAGCTGGACCAGCGACGGCCAACTCTTCTGCCGTCGCTATCCACCGACCGTTGGCTTCGTTCCCGGTCCAAACGGACCAATGCCGATCTCAACCTACGCCCCGATCCATCCCGACCAAACCTGTGGCGAGTACAAGCCGAAGATCGCATTGGAGAATTGAGATGGAAGAGGGATTGATCGTGCTGATCTTCCCATTCCTAATTCTCTGGATTTGCTCATGGCCTTTCTAAGGAGCCAATGATGAACACCAAACGCCTTACCAAATCCCTGAACCGCGCAATGGACCAGCAAGTAGGGCTCATAGTCCACGACGCTTGTACCACCATTGAAACCGAACCAAGCGAAACTATCAAGCGCATGGATATGCGACTGACGCATTTGTTGCAGGTGGAACAGTCGATGAAGGATATATTGAAGCTATGAGCAATCTCTTCCTCATCGCCCACAAGGTCCGCGGCGAACCCGCGTTCGACATCGCCGCGCAGATGGAATGCCCAGAGTGTGGCGGCGGTGATCCGGATGAAGAACAAGGCTGTGCCGAGTGTGATCACCACGGCTATTGGTGGATCATCCCCACCAGCGGACATCGGGCGTATCCAGCGGCCACATGGAACCTTAAGTATCTCTATGACGACCCTGATTTCCAGATCAGCGTGGTGGATGCACCATTGCCAGTGATGGATAGTCTCCCCGATCACTACATCCATGGCCACTCTCCACACGAGATCAAAACCCGCATCGAGGACCTAATCGCGACCTTGCTACCGAACCCACCAACGAAACCATTCAAAACGAGGCGGTTATGACCTACTCAACCATCGGTGGCCAAGTCACCCGCGGAGAGACCTACGCGAAGTTAATGGACCACCTCCGCGAGGCCCAAGAATGCTGCATTGTCATGTCCCATCTCCACAACACCGAGACCGACGTCCATGACGTTGCCCTCTCCCGTGGGTGGATGATCATCGGCGAGCTAATGCGGATGTTCCAACACAAAGTCACCTCCCTCGCGCAAGGAAAGCTCCAATGACCCACCACTGTCGCCTTTGCGGACAACCGATCGAAATCCCTCACCTGTTCTCCCCTTGGCGACAGCGGACCTTCGAATACATCTGGCAGAACCCCGGCTGCACCCGCGAAGAAATCCACGACGCGATCTACAACACCATCGGTCGCCATGTCTGCCTAAACATCATCAGCGTCTACATCGCCAGCATTCGCCGAGGACTCGATGATGGTCACGACTATATCCTAACCAGCACCCGTCACAAGCCCTATCAATACTACATCAAACACGCGCCTATCCTCAGCAGTGAAGGACTCCCACACCATGGCATTGTCTAACTCAATCCTCGCCTATGCCGATTGTAGCGAGTTTCTCGAACGCGCCCTCGATGCCGAACGCGGAGCCCGCATTCCATTCCTTGCCGAGACCGAAGCCCGATACTGGCGCATGCGGTGTAACCAATTCCGCACTCTACACCGAGAACAAAACCGGCAAATCCACGAAATCGGCACCAAGATGCACGGGGTAAGCGAATACGACGAACTCACCATGACGATCAAACAATCCTCCGATGGCTATTTCTGGGTCTACGCCCAGAAGCGAACCATCCGCGCCGGGGACATTGAAGAAATCCCAATCGAGGAAGCTCCGCTGCAAATCACCCAAGATGAAATCCGTATGCTGGAGGACCATTCCGATGACGACCAAACTCCCGCCTGAGACCTATATCCAATTCTGGGAAGCCGCGGACCGGCAAGAATTCGGCATCCTGATCAACACCCTTCCCGAAGATCAGCTAAAGCTGGTCAACGCCCTGTACGAATGCCGATCCACCTTCGGCGGATACGAAAACCTGATGATCTTCCAGCCGAAGCCGGAGGGGCAGATATTCATCGCGCACAAAGATGCGGAGTTGCCAGAATGAGCTACTATGAAACAGTCAAGCGCTTCCATGACGAACTAGTCAAGCTTTGCAAAAAGCTCAACATAGTGATCATCGCGGACAGGGTATGGATCGTCGATCGCCAAACAGGCGAGACAACTTCAATGTCTGTGCAAAACTGCGGAGCCGACGATGCCCAATCCCGGCGCTGATGCCCCACTCCGCAAGGTCACCCTCAACCTCTACGACGCCGATGTCGAAGCCGCGGAGCAATTCTATGGCCGAGGATGGACCAGCGAACTCCGCGAGTTGTGGCAAGCCCACATGCGGAACGTCACCGGCTACCACAAGCTTCGTCAACAGCTAGGAGACCTGCCATGAGCGCTGCTGGTAACTGGAAAATCAACCCTTGGGTTGGGGGATACCCCATCTGGTGTGAGTTGTTCTATCGCGGTGAACGCTTAACCCAAGTACGCCATACCGAACTCCGCGATCTAGAATACGCCGTGAAACGTGCAATCAACGAAGCCAGATCAAACCTACCAGACAACTACAAACACGAAATGGACTGAGCCATGACCGACGACACCCCTGATGACCTCGACCACCTGATGTCCATCGACCCACTCGAACTCTCCACCCTGCCCGGCACCGAAGGTCGGCGGAAGCTCGACCAGATCATCACCTACCAACGCAAGCAACGAACCCTCCGCGAAGCCGGGGTCAAGCCAAGGAAGGCCAAGTCCGAATCCGCACCGGCGGTTCAGCTATCCGAACTACTCGCGAGTTTGCCAAAGCCAGAGCCAGTGAAGCCAAAGAGGAGAATGTAATGCCCGACGAAGCCATGCCAGCCAGCCCGTTCTTACCGGGCACACATATCCAATACGCTTGGGACAGCACCTCCCTCGGTTATCTCAAAACCTGCCCGCGCCTGTATCAATACCACATGATCGAGGGTTGGATACCCAAGGAAGAATCAATCCACCTTCGCTTCGGAACCGAGTTCCATCAAGCCATGCATGATTACGAAATCGCCAAGGCCTCGGGGATGGAGTTCGAAGACGCCGTACGCGAAGTCGTACTCGCCCTGCTATCCCGCATTCAAACCTGGGACCCGGACCCGACACTGAGGCCGTATTCGCATAAGAATAAGGCCCAGCTATTGTATCTCGTGGTGGCATACATGGACGCCTACCGCGATGACCCTTGCGAGACCTACATCCTCGACAACGGCCTTCCGGCGGTGGAGTTGAGCTTCAAGTTCCAACTCGACTTCGGTCCACAATCCGAAGCGGCTATATTCGAATTCGATGAATATGCGGTAAACCGTCATTCCTACCTCCTCTGCGGCCATCTCGACCGTGTCGTCACCTTCTCGTCCGAAATCTTCGTCATGGACTACAAAACCACCACCACGACCCCCACCGATTACTACTTCGCCCAATATTCCCCCAATAACCAAATGACCCTCTACACCTTCGCGGGGAAGGTGGTCCTCGACACCGTCGTATCCGGCGTGATCATCGAGGCCCTACAAGTCACCAACGAAGCCCCGATGAAGTTCACCCGACGGCCGACCTATCGCTCCGACGAAGTCATCGACGAATGGCTAGACGATCTTGAATACCACCTCGCCAACGCCGAAAGCTTCGCCACGGCCGGATACTGGCCCATGAACGACACCGCTTGCGGAATGTACGGCGGGTGCCGCTTCCGCGAGGTATGCTCTCGCCCCGCTGCGATCCGCGATCGATTTCTCAAATCCGACTTTATCCAACTCCCGGAGGAAGAACGATGGAATCCACTCCGAAGCCGATGAGGGCCGTCCTCCCACTCGGCAAAGGCCGGGTTGTCGCCAAGGACTCGCGCCAGTTCAAAATCGCCATCGGCGGGTCCACCACCATCACCGTCCAACCGGCGCATATGTCCATGTACGACATCCGCGATGGTGATCTCCTCACCCTCTACACCGAGGTGCTTCTTGCCCCACCACAAGGATAAGCCATGCCATCCATTGCTGAACACCAATCGAACCTATTCACAAAACTCCTACTACTGGGAGACGCCAAGTCAGGCAAGACAACGTCTCTTGAGTCCCTTGTTAATGCCGGTTACCTGCTACGTATACTCGATATGGACAACCTACTTGACGGACTCAAAGACAAAGTCATGCGAGATTGTCCCGCCCTTGCCAAGAACGTAGAGTTCATCACCCTCCGCGACAAATACAAATCCGGACCCACCGGGCCAATGCTCGATGGTCCTGCCACCGCCTTCATCCGTGCGATGAAGCTGCTCGATAACTGGCCTGACCTTGGCAAGCCCCGCGATTGGGGCACAGACGTGATCCTAGTCATCGATGGTCTCTCGCGCCTTTGCGATGCAGCCTACGATTACCATCTCTCCATCGGCGGCCCCAAAGCCGATGGTCGTGCAGTCTATGGCGCAGCGCAAGACGCGGTGGAGATGGTCCTTGCCAACCTCACCAGCGATAGCTTCCAAACCAACGTCATCGTCGTCTGCCATTCCATGTACATGGACCTGCCAGATGGCACGAAGAAGATATTCCCCCAAGGCGTTGGCCAGAAGCTATCCCCGAAGATACCAAGCTATTTCCCGGTCTACATCCGCTATAAGAACAACGCCGGCAAACGCGTTATCCAAATCGAGTCCGACGTGATGATCGATCTCGCAATGCCCAAACTCGGCGCATTCGCGGGGAAAACCCTCCCGATCGAAACCGGCCTCGCGACTATCTTCGAAACCCTCCGCGGGAAGCCCGAGCCAAAGAGCGACGCTCCAGCCCCCGTGACTCCCCGTCCCAAGTCGCTCACCCTTAGACGAGTATAAACCAATGGCAAATGCACAAACCAACTTTGCAGATATCCTCGACCAGCCTGCTGCTGATGTAAAACCGCCCCCGATGCTTCCTGTTGGAACCTATCACACCATCATCCAAGGCCTACCAGAAGCCGGAAAGTCCTCACAGAAGCAGACCGACTTCTTCAAGTTCACCCATCGGATCGTCGCGGCACTAGACGATGTCGACGAGGATGCCCTCAACGAAGCCTTTCCCGAAGGAGTCAGCGGGAAGACAATCGACAACACCCTCTACCTCACCGAGAAGTCCTTGTTCATGCTCACTGACATGATCAAGAACTGCGGCATTGATCTCTCCGGCGGCAAATCCGTCCGCGCCGCGATCGACGAGACTCCCAATGCCGAAGTTGGCATTGTGATCAAACACGAGACTTCCCAAGACGGCCAACGGGTCTTCGCCAAGGTCGCACGGACTGTCGCACTCGACTAACCCTTCCTCCCCCAGACTGGATGGTGCGCAAATGCACCATCCGCCTTTTTGGAGCCTTCCACATGCTACAGACCAGATCAATGGCCGAGATACTAACCACCATCGACCGCGAGATAACCGAAGAAGCTATCGAATCAACAGTGCCCACCACGGAGAACCGGGATTATTCCTTGAACGTAATCCGCAAGAGTGCGGACGACAAAGTCCTCGTCACTTTCGTAGAACAAGAAGGCTATATGATCCTCCGAATCACCAGCGAAGGCAAATCAACCGACTTGATCCTTAACAGCGATCAGATCAAGCTACTACTCAGGCAATCCGCGCTGTGGCTAACGCGGTGATGAGTATGGGTTCTTCCCCTCCGGTATTTTTAGTTGGCGAGGCCATGGGCGAGAACGAGGTTAAAATCGGCCGCGGGTTCGTAGGGACTTCCGGCGCGGAGCTACTTCGAATGCTCCGCGAGGCTGGCGTGATCACCTTCACCCCTGCGGACCGCGATGCCATGTCCCGGTTCTACAAATCCTACGATCCATGGTGCCTTGACGATATCTGGTCCGCGCACCCCGAAGTCATCCGCACCAACGTATTCCAACAACACCCACCAGCCAACAAACTCGAATACTTCTGCGGGGCCAAGCCCCTCGGTATCCCCGGCTTCCCCGCGTTGATCAAATCCGGCTACGTTCGAAAGGAACTGAGCTATGAATTGGACCGACTCGGAGATGAGATTCTGGCGCACGATCCTAATCTTATCGTCTGCCTTGGCAACTCCGCTCTTTGGGCTTTGGCTGGCCGGACTGGTGTCACCAAGCTTCGCGGGACAACTTGCGTCAGCACTCATACTGTTGCTGGCTATAAGCTTCTATGTACTTACCATCCTGCTGCGGTCACGCGGCAATGGGAACTGAGACCGACCACCATCGCCGATCTCCGCAAGATCAACCACGAGAAGGAATTCCCCGATGTCCGCAGACCGAAGTGCGAAATCTGGACCGAGCCGGACCTTGAAAACATCGAGAGCTTCATTCAGCAGTTCATCATGGGAACTGAATTACTTTCTGTCGACATTGAGACTAGCGGTTCGCAAATTACATGTATTGGATTCGCTCCCCGACCAGACCTCGCACTTGTTGTTCCAATCCATGACTCGCGAGCAAAGAGCGGAAGCTATTGGGAATCTGCGACAGCTGAACGACAGTGTTGGGAACGTATACGTTCGGTGCTTGAGGATCGATCAATTCCTAAGGTCTTCCAAAACGGGCTTTACGACATCGCATTCCTCTGGCGAGCGTACGGAATTGGAGTACTGGGCGCAACGCATGACACAATGCTCCTCCACCACGCGCTCCAGCCGGAAAGCCTTAAAGGCCTAGCGTTCCTTGGGTCGATCTATACGGATCACGGACCATGGAAGAGCGAGAGGAACAAGACAGAGACGATAGGAAGAGACAAGTGAGGATAATCCGAACCGATGAAACCCGCCCGAACACCATCGACACCCAGCAAGAGCGAGACTGGGTCTACAACGGACTGGACTGTTGTGTTACTCTTGAAGTTCTCGGAGCCATCCTCCCGCAGTTGGACGATCACACTGCCGCTACCTACCGATTTGCTCGGGCTTTGCAAGGGCCGACCTTGGAGATGCGATTGCGGGGCGTACTGGTGGATGAGCGACGTAAGCAGGAGGTTATCGAAGAGTTCTACGACCACATAGATCGGCTTGAGCAGCAGCTAGACGAGATCGTCCTCGACGGTGTCGGTCTTCACACCTTCAACTGGCGCAGCAACCCCGACCTGCATAATCTCTTCTACAACCATCTCCAAATTCCCCCGGTCCGCAAGCAGGGCAAGCCCACCGTCAACCGCGAAGCTCTCGAGAAGATGGAAGTCTACCTCATCGCCAAACCAATCATCACCCACCTCACCGCGATGCGGGACCTGCACGCCAAGATCAAAATGCTCAAAACAGGAATCGACCCCGATGGACGAATGCGAACTTCGTATAATATTGCTGGCACTAGCACTGGCCGCTTTAGCTCTAGCTATAGCGAGTTCGGCACCGGGGGAAATCTGCAGAATGTGGAAGAGTCATTGCGATCGATATTCATCGCGGACCCTGGATACAAGTTCGCAAAGTTCGACGCCAAGTCCGGGGAGAGCTATTGCGTTGGCGCGATTGAATGGAATCTATTTAAAGATGGGAGATACTTAGATGCGGTGGAGTCAGGAGACGTGCATACAGCTGTTGCAAGAATCTGTTGGCCGAATCTTGGATGGACGGGTGAGCTTAACCGGGATAAACATATCGCCGAACGACCATACTATCGTCATTACACTTACCGATTCATGTGCAAGAAACTCGGCCACGGATCAAACTACGGAGGCCAGCCCAAGACCCTCGCCGGACAAGCCAAGCTCCCCGAGACCGTTGTCAGAGACTTCCAGCCTAAGTACTTTACTGCTTTCCCTTCACATATTCGATGGCACGGCTGGGTGGACACTCAACTTCGAACAAGTGGGAATCTTGTCACGCTTACTGGACGCAAGAGGTGGTTCTTTGGACGTAGAAATGACCCATCTACATTCCGGGAGGCGGTGGCGTATGACCCTCAGGGAAGTCTCGCCGATATTGTAAACCGCGCCATGCTCCGCATCTGGCGCAAGCGGACGGCGGTCCTGATGATGCAAGACCACGATGCCTTAACCTTTATGTATCCAGAGGAACTCGAAGATGAAATCATCCCGGCAATCCAGCGCGATCTCATCGAACCCATCCCCCTCCAGCACGGGCGAACCCTCGCCATTCCGTATGACTGTAAAGTAGGCTGGAACAAGGGCGATTACAGTGACAGCAACCCTGACGGCCTTAAAGAATATCAAGGAAGCGACCAACGGACACGCACTCCGCAAGTGTCGATCTTGGATCGAATCATTCATCGAAGCAACATCAGCGCTTGAGAGCCCACTATTGTTCCGCAAGTGGGCTGCGATCTCGGCTGTGTCTGCCGCGGTGGAGCAGCGGGTGTGGGTGATATCTGGCGGTGAGCGGCTTCATCCGAATATCTATTGCTTCCTCGTGGCCCATCCCGGGGTGGGCAAGACCCGATCGATACGGGCCGCGAAGAGGTATTACCTTGAGATAGAAGAGCCGCTACCGGCACCGACATCCATGAGTGCCTCGTCGATGATCGATGCGGTGGCCAAATCCCGTCGAAAGGTGATCTTCCGCGACTCGACCCAACAGGAATACAACACCCTCTACATCACCGCGGATGAACTCTCCGCGTTCATGCACAAGTACGACGAAGAAGCCACCGGCGTACTCTCCGACTTCTACGATCCGCAACCCTACGGCCAAACCCGACGCGGGAATGAACTCAATATCAAAATCAAATCCCCGCAGATCAACCTCATCTGCGGTTCAACCCCCTCGACGCTTCTCAAATACATGCCCGAGACCGCATGGGACCAAGGCTTCATGTCCCGCGTGATCATGGTCTTCTCAGACGAAAGGCAAATCGGCGATGACTTCGCTACGGTGGATACCAGCCTCAATCCTGATCTCATTCATGACCTACGGTCTATTTCTGGCTTGGTGGGACCATTCGAGGTCACCCCGGACTACCGCAAGGCTGTCGACAACTGGCGAGCCTTACGAGAGCCACCGCTTCCAACCCATCCAAAGCTCATCCACTACGCTACCCGTCGAAGGGTCCATTTGTACAAACTGTCGATGGTTTCCGCAATTGACCGAAGCGATGTGCTCATGCTCACCGTCGACGACTTTAATCGTGCCCTTGGATGGCTTATCGAAGCCGAAGCAACAATGCCTGATATCTTTAAAGCCGGTGCGGGAAATGCTGACGCGAGAGCAATGGACGAAATCTATCATTACGTGCTTACAATGGGAGCCAGAGGACCGGTAGCGGAGCGGAAGATAGTCAACTTCGCCAAGGAGCATATCCCACTGCATTCGATCGAGCGCGTGGTAGGGGTGATGGAACGCTCGGGGCAACTGGTCGCGGTGGGCTTGGACAAAAGAACAGGACTCCGGATGTATCGCGCCGGAGTCCCTGAGGTTGACGTAGACGGGAACTTGCTTCAGTAGCCGAGTAGCAGGGCGAACGTTACAACCAGCACCACCCCTACTGATATCAATATCAGCACCGATTGCCAGCTTTGGAACATCACGCTGCCGGGGGTGTCGCGGGTGGATTTGCCGCGGTGGCAATCCCTTGAGCTTCGGTGTTGATCGCATCCAACGCAGCCTGTTGCGCCGGGGTCAACCCAGCCGTAGGCATCGCGGCGATCTTTGCCAGCAGGTTCGTCACACCGGTCTGAATCAAATCAAGCGATGCCTTAATCGCAGCTAGTTCGTCATCAACTGCGGCCATCATAGCCTCCTGTTTCGCGAGAATGAGGTTCAAGGTCTTCCGAATATCCTGGGGAACCTCATCCCAAGATACATGGTGGTTGATGGTGATTGCCATTCAGCATCCCCTACATATATCCATCGGCGGTGGTGCGGCCGGAGGCAACGCGTCGAACTGCGACTCACCTTGGAAAGTGCATCAGGCCACCCCCAGAGCCGAGGAGGCAGGCGAGTAGGGCGAAGATGATATAGACACAGAGTATCGCAACGATCGCCCAGAGAATGATGTTGATGATCCGACCCACGATGGGAATGCCGATCATCCCGGTGAGGAACGGGACTAACAGCTTGATGATCGACACAATCGCGATGACCACGATGAGCCAGATGCATAGCTGTTCGATGAAGCCTAATGATAAACAAGACATATCAACTCTCCTTAGTGTCCGTTCCGCAATAGCAACGCGAGCAATAGAATCACCATCGTTGCCATTGCAACTGCGGTGCTAATCACCGCACTAATCGCTCCGTACCCTTGCCTCTTGCCAGTATCGCGGGCGGATAGTTCAGCAAGCGCAAGCTGTATAACCTCAATCCGTTTGTCCTGGGCAACAATTCGATCCGCGAGCGCCTGATGCTGAACGCTATACTCAGCCCGCGGAAGCATAGTATTTGACAGATCAGATACCATCCCACGGAACTCGTTGACAGTATGGAATCGATTGGTGATCTGCTGTTCTGCTTTAACAATGGCCTGATCAGCGGCAACGAACCGCTGATCAACGTACCTCTTCAGAGTGTCGAACGTCCAGCCAAGTTCATTTCCTTCTACCATTTTCCACTCACTTATCGCCAGTGGCGATTTTGGTCAGCGCCTCCCGTGCCTCTGGTGATGCAGGCCCGACCTTCGTCTGCCCCGGATCAATCGCGACCGATGCGAGGGTTGGGTTCGCATCGGTGTTAACGCTGACGCGTTGCACGCCGGGCATTGCCGCAACGTCTTTCACCAGATTAGCTTGGCCAGACACCGCGGTGCCCACTGTGCTAAGGACGATGTTGATGATGCCCAGGACCGCGACGATCTTGATCGTCAAGTCCTGGCCGAACAGGGTCGTCAGCAGTGCAGCCCCGGTGATCAGCCCAGAGATGCTACCGCTGATGATCTGAAACCATTGCTTGCTGGTGAGGTTGAACATGTCATGTACCTGCGGGTGGCGGCGGCATGTCGGGGATCGGGTACGACGCCGGTGCAGGGCCCGCAAGGATCGGCGAGGTGGGCTGGCCTTTGGTAATGTGCTGGATCAGCTGAAGGAACGAGGTGAGTACATCACCGTTGTTGCCCTTCGACAGATCATCAAACGCCTGTTCCAAGTACGGCGCGGCCATTAGAATCCAAGGCTGCACCAAGGCCACTTGCGGAACAAACATCCCCGCAATGCCCGCCACCGTCGGCTCAACTTGCATCACGGACTTCAGCACCTTCTCGGCATTAGCCGCAGCGGCCGCTACCGAACCAGACGCAGCCACAGAACTCGACGCGACAGAAGCCACCGCCTCAGGGATCACAGTTGTATCAGTCATACCACTCTCCTTCACAAAGGGTTGTCGATCATCCTAACTTCGGCTTCGCGCCGTGCGGTCAAACCAGGGAGCACTTGCCCACCGGCGTGATTGTATTGGAGGATATCTGCTTTGATAGTGTCCATCTTCAGGGCCTTGACGGCTGCGCCGAGTGAGCCTTCCTCCCAGCCGGACCCGGCGTTGTAGGTGAGATCGGTTAGGGCTTGCTTTAGGCCCTTGGGTGCGCCAGCAGGGACGAACTGTTCAACCAGCTTCTCCGCTGCGGCGATCTCCGCGGTGAGCCGCGCCTCCGCAGTGGCCTCGTCAACCACCTCGGTCGATGACGCGGCCTTGGTGCCATACCCATTGGTCCATTGCTTATAATCCCACGTGGCCTTAGGCTGGAAGCCCTCTTCCTTCTTGATAAAGTTCACCAACCCCGTATCCACCACCGGCGTTGGTGCGGGGGCCGGCGCTGGAGTTGGTGCGGGCGGTGCAACCGGTGGCGCTGGCTGCTTCGCCACCGTGGCTGCTGCGATTGCCGCGGGGTGAATCTCCGCAATGATCTGCGCCAGCGATTGCGCCTGGGTATTCAGCGCCGACATTGCCTTCCAGCATAGGGCCAACATCCCGGTGAAGATAAATAAGGTCACCCCCCATGGGGCAAGGGTAATCAGATCAGCCATCGTCATCGTTTTCTCCTAACTGCTTCGCCATGGGCCAGCCCCCGCATCCATTCAACCGGGGTCTTGGGCTTTTGTTGTCCAGTTGCAACGTCGATGCCGAACCGGGCGGCACGCGCAGCGGTCTTGGGCATCTTGCCAGTGAGTTCACCGAACATAGTCAGCGTGTCTTCAACGGTCTTTCCCGCGTGTTGCTTATCGATAGCCCCAGTCCCACGACGTATATCTCGGGCAACATTCGCGACATCATGCATCGCCGAGGAGATCAATCCAGCACCCGGATCATGCCCAGTGGTCAGGCCATACATCAGATCGCGGAGGTATAGCACGGACGAAGACAGGCCCATGGTAGCCCCGGCGAGCATATACATTCCCCATCCGCGGCGGTCTTCGGTGGTCAGGCCAGTGACGGCTTCTTCGATTAAGGTCGGCACAACCACATAGGCCATGAAGTTGTTCAACAACGATGGAACATTCTTCGCGGCCTGCTTCAGTTCTCCCTCGCGACCGAGCTTATAGGTATCATTGATCTCATGCGCCAACTCAATCCGCCGCTGCATCGCCGTGCCGAAGAAGCCATAGACCGAGGTGAAGTATCGATTCGCAATGCCACCAGCACGGACCACCGGTGGCAGGTTGGTCTCGGCTGTGGACCCATGCGCCCGTCGCACTGCACGATCCGCGAGGAACGCCGCTGTGCCATGCGTCTCGCCCTTCGCCAAGGCCTGCTGATACGCCGCCCACCATGTTGGCCTTGCAGAGATCATATCCGACTTCGCTACCCACTTCGATCCGTTCTCGATGATCCGTTCTCGAATGGTGCCCTTACCACTAAGCTCATTCCCTTGCCCGGCCATGGTGTCTTGCCAATGCCTCTCGCGCCGCTGGAGTTCTTCGGAGTTATCCATGATGAACTTGTTCAGGTCCGCGGTGCCCGGCTTGTTCACCTCGGCATAGGCCTTGAGGAAATCCTTCGCGCCGACCTCCTTCGAAGAGAACCACGCAGCGGTTGGCATGTGCTTGAACACGGTAAAGGGGTTGAACCCGATGTAGGTGGAGATGATATTCTGCCTTGCCTTCTCCAAGAACGCCTCAGCCCATGCATGACTGGCGGAGTGGATGCCTTCGGACCCGGCAAGGTGGCGCAGGTAGGGCATCAGTCCATCAGCATATTCAGTGCCGTAGTACTTCGCGACATCCTCGCGGAACAATCGATCGGCGAATATCTTTTCAACGTTCAACAACGGCTCGCGGAAGTGGATGTCATGTATGATCTGCCGCATACGGGTCGGGACCATGTTGAAGTCTAGGTTCACCGGGTAGACTGCGCCAGTGCGCTTCTTGGTGTAGCCGTTGGAGGTCGAAGCATGGAAATAATCCGCGTCCTTAAACGCCGAGTCGCGACTTTGTGCACCGGTACGAATGCGCTCGCCGGTCTCGGGGTCGTCCTTCCACATCGACGCCCGATGCGGATCGCGATCCAGCGGATGGTACCAGCCATCGGTGGTCATCTTCGTACCATCCGCAAAGGTAAACTCGATCGGCTCCAGCGGAATCTTCTCCACCGTAGCCCCAGTCACCCGCTCGTACATATCATCCGACTTCGCGATTAGCTTCTTGAAGATAGCCCCCACCGACTGCGCACGTTCAACATCCTCCCGCGTTACATTCTTCTGCAACCACCTGAACAACCCTTCCGGCTCTGCCCCAAGCCCCCGCGCCAGCACATTCCAGTTCGACTTATTCCCCGCGTTCTGAAGCATCATCAGCACATTGCCCCGGTTGAACCCGGTCCATGTACCTTGCCCACCCGGTGACTTAGGATCGGCGAATGGAGCATCGACGAGCTTTGAGAGTTCCTTAGCAGTCGGGCGCTTGAGTTCGTTTAGCTCCTTCGCCACACTCCGGAGCATTGCGGACTTTGCATTCGCAGCCTCGACCAGAGGACGGATCACCACTTGATTGAATAGGCCCATAGGGCTTCCGCGATCCCAGCGGTTCAGTAGGGTCTCCATATTGGTCAGCCCATACGCCATCTCGCGAAGGAACCGGAACTTGGATTGTTCAAGGTTGAACTTAGCGTCGCTATAGCCAAAGCTCTCCAGCAGCTGGCGCATACCGGTCTTCACTCGACTAAGGTCCTGAGCCTCACCACCAACAATGATCGACTTCTCATCGCGCCCTGCCTTCTCGAGTATCTTAATCCCCTGCCGTAGACCCTCAAACTCATACGCCGTCAGATCATCCACATTCTTCTTGAAGTCCGGTTCGCGAAGGAAGTCCGGAACATCCAACTGACGCTCGCCCATGAAGTGGGCCTCTTTAGCCTCAATGAACTTATCAAGTGTAGTCTGCGGCTGACGACCGATGTTCTCCTGTAGGTCCTGCACTGATCGACTAAGCCCATGCCCAGTGCGAAGGAGAAGGTCTTGTATCCAGTTGACATATTCCTGCTCCACGCCAGTAAAGGTTCGGTTCTTCGAGAAGGTCTTCGCGGTGCGATCGAACTGCCGCCGGGACTTCTCATAATCCCTCGCGAACTTCGCAGCGATCACCGCATGGTTCCGCTGTTGCGACAGCCGATACGCCTCAGCCCAATCCCCCTTCGCGCCAGCCTCTTCGATCTTCTTCCCGATCATCCCCGCCTTCTGCAACAACCGATCCGACTTGATCTGATTCACCGGGGTCTGGTCAAACACCGACTTCACCATCGCCCGCGTCTGTTCCTTGGTAAACTGCGGCTCTTGCCCGGCCTTCAGCGCATAGGCCAAGGTCTCCTCATGCGTCAGATTGAGTTGGGTTTCGGATAGGGCCTGATCCTTCGCCTCATCGAGTATATTCTGCTCTCGATTTCCGAACTCTCGATTGAGTCTCCGATCGGTTTCCACATCGACGAGTCGATTGAAGTAATCCCGTGCAGACATCCCGGATCGCCGCCGGTCCTCTGTAAGCATTGCGAGACGTTCGACGAGGGCATCGCCGGAAGTGTAGCCAAAATAAGGAGCCAGATCATCCGGGTTAACTCCGTCTTTCTTTTGAATGTAGTCACGCGGGAGGCGGGATTTTTGTTCGTCGGAGAGGGTTGCAGGATCGATCTTGATATTCTGCTTGCTGAACAGTTGATCAAGGGCAAGGTCGGGGCGACTACCTAGCGCCTCCCTAACCTCATCGCGGAGTTGGGTTCGCCGCTCCTTCCATTCCTTGTTGGACCGACGCCGCTGGCGTACCTCTGCCCGGCGCTGGGAGGATTTGAAATCCTCTTCGTTACGCTTGGCGATCAACTTCTCCATTCGATCTAGATGGGTCTGCGTCACCCCAAGGGCCTTGCCGCGATCGTAGAGACCAGACGGTTTCTCCCCTTCGCCGCCTTCATCGGCGGGTTGCGTCGCGAGTTCGCCTTCGCCCTCCATCGGCTCAGCCTCACGAGCACCGATCTCCCCCGAGTCAATCTTCTCGAATATCTGCTCCCATGTCAAATCATGCCCAAGCATCTTCGCAATCGTCTGCCGCAGGTTCTCAAAGAAGGCCTTGATCTTCTCAAAGATCGGATGAACCTCCTTCGACATGGACGAGCCACTGTGCCAATCACGGAAGGCCTCGGCGATGGATTCCTCTGGAAGGTCAACGTCCTTGAAGTTCTTCCAGCGCTCTGCGACGTCGTACTTCTCCATCCACCCTTCGCTCTGCGAAGCTCGTTCGAGGGTGGACCACTCGTCTTCGGTCAGTAGCCCCATTCGACGAAGGGCATGGATGGACTCGTGTCGAGCAGTGCCAATCGGATCGCGACTCCGCAGCGACACAATGATCGATCGCAGGTTCGGCATGTACACCCCATGTACATGCCCACCGGTGGCCTTCAGTTGGTGGGCTACATCGCTCTCGGCATCGGGGACAAGGCGACGGAGTTCGGCCAGGACCATCTGGCCCATGGGCGAATCCGCAGCGAGGCCCTTCCCATCCTCATGGAACAACCCTAGCAGGCCCTGTCCCATCTCCTCCCAGTTCTGGGTCAGGAGGGATTTGAAGTATTCATGATCGCGGTAGCTGAGCGGGCCACCCTCCTGAACCTTGATCGTCGCAGCACCGGTGGTCCCGGCTTTCTCGCGAGCACCGGAGATGCGGAACCCACCGATCTCCTTGAGGTTAGGATATACTTCCTTCATCTGACGGATCAGTGACCGGGTCAGCGCCGGCCCAAAGCTATTAGGCCCGAAGCCTTTGTGTTCAAACCCACCAATGTTCTCAACGTATACCTGCGTACCATCCTCACTTGGCCTAGTCTCAAGAAAACCTACCTTATTTCCATTCTCGTCAAGCAAGCGAAACATGTCTGTGGCACCGGGCTCTTTAGCTTGTCGAGAGTACTTTTCAATTGATAGCTTCCGATCCCCAACTTGGAATATCGGTTCCAACCCTGCGGACCCCCGCACCGACGTCAGCGGCTCCGGGATAACCTCCTTCGGTTCAGCCTCGACCTTCCCCTCGTTGATCGTGATCCCATCATCCCGTACACGAATGTCATCATGCAACTCCTTCGCAACATCCGGGTCAACCTTCGCCAGCCAGTCCGCGAGCCGGACCTGGATATCCCCACCGACTCCTTCTGCCGCAAGGAGCTTCTGATCAAGATCGGGTATCCACCCGAGTATATTATCGTCCACGGCTGGGGGCTTGTCGCCGTATAGTCCGCGTACCGCGTCAGCAGATATTCCAATCTCTCGATCTCCCAGCTGGGATCGGAGGAAGTTCGCAAAGAACTCGGGTGATCGTTCGCGGGTTGCGGACTTCTGCGAGGCTTTGAGGGCGTCATCGAGGACATCTAGGTCCTCCTTGGTTTGGAGTTCTTTGGCCTTGTCGATCAGGGGGTGAACACCGGCTGGGGGTTCGCGACCGATGCCGGTGTAGAGATCGGACAGATCGAGGCCGTTACGCATATCACGAAGTAGCTTGGAATTGGCTTCGACCCGGGCCAATGGCCCACCCACCTCCCCGCCGAAGCCCTTGACGCCGATGTCCCCCCGCATCATTCCATACTCAGCCATCCCCGCCATCTCGCGGGCGAACTTCTCGCCGAAGATGGAAGACATACCTTCGTAGCCCATATGCAGAACACCGCCGGTGACTCGAGACAAGGCCTCCAATGGCATCGTTGCCGCACCCACCGCCGATGCAATCAACGGATGCGACAAGGCCCACTCTACATCATTCGGCCTCTGGAACGCGGTCTGGCCAAACGGCTGCTCGCCGAATCCTTCTTGGAATGACTTAGCAATGCTATCGCTCTTAAGCCATTGCTGTAGCTTACTCTCCCCGCCCATTGGAGCAACAGCACGAGACACATCGTCAAGAGCGCCCAGATCATCATGGCTGACGCGAGGAGCCATAGGATGGCTATTGAGATAGTCAGCGATGTATTCATTATCGCCAATAATCGCCGATCCGAGAGCGGCCTTATGCGCACGTTTGAAACCATCGAGGTCACCATATATTGCAGTAGCGGGGACGCCAGTGGAGTCGGATAGATCAAGGGCTTCACCCGCCTGTTCCGGATCAGCATCAAGCGAGGCCACGTTGGCCTGACGGGCCATCAGCTGGGAGTTTTGGAAATAGTCTTCAACTTCGGTCATTTGCCCTCTGGAGCGTTAGGCGGGAACTGGGCTTCCGCGGGCTTCTTCGCGGACCCGCCGTACTTCTCGCGGAACTGTTCGGCGCGGTAGATACGGTTGAGCATTTCATCGGTCGGGGTAACCCCATGGGACTTCCAATACGGGTCCGCACGGAGCCGATCAAGGTCCTCAGTCGGGGCTGGCATTTGATAGAACTTCTGCGAACCCTGCCACCAGTGGGTGTGTTGTTCTTGCAGAAGCTGGGCGCCCATCGTGGTCAACTCCTCATGGGTCGGAAGCTTACCAGGGTGGTCTTTCTGGTATTGATCGAGTTGATCCTGAAGCGAGCCGACGAAGGTGAAGTAATCGCTGCGGGCATCCGCAGTGCCCCGGGTGATCCCTGCGGCGGCCATGTCTGGGCCGAGGAACCGGAGGGCGCGGGCGATGCGGGGGTCATCGGTGGTGGCAATCGCAGCACGATGCTTCAACTGGTCTTGAAGATTCATCAGCTGGTTGCGCTGGGCCAGGGTCATCTTCGCTTCGGTACCGAAGTTATGCGCCATGAACTCGGCGCGTTGTTCGTCAGTCCCGGCCATGGCCTGCCCACGCCATGTGTGGTATTGTTGTAGATTCTCCGGCGTGGTGGTGACACGGCCACCCTTGGCGTTCTGGTCTAGCTGCTTCAACACCGCCTGCTGCTTCTGCGGATTGCGGCCCATTGCATCCCACGCCGGACCGACGGATGGGTCAATGGCCTTTAACTCTTCGATCGAGGTTGGGAGTAGACCCTCCGAGTTGCCTTTGATCAGGGCCTGACCAATGACTCGGGTATTGGAATTGTCTTGATCGGTCTCGATCGCCTTCTGACGATTGTAGTCCGCGACCACCCGCGAGCGAACGTAGTCAGGGAACAACGGGTCCTTTTGCGAGTACTTCTTCGCTTCTTCCATCGCGGCGTCGATGTATTCCTGGACCGGCTTGTTCTCCTCATCCCCATTACGGCGATCTGCAAGGACCTTATCCGAGATGAACCGGGAACCTTGATCGCGGAATTGGGTTTGGACCGAACCCTGAATCTTCTCAGCATCCTGCGGGCGGATGGCACCTTGCTTTACCGCATCGTCGAGTATCCGTTGAGCCTTCGGCGCGTTGGTCTTGGCAATGCCAAGGATTCGGTGGCTCACTGCTTCCGATGTTTCAGCCTGCGTTGTTGCATCGATCTGCTCTGGTGTCCAGCCGCTATTGCGGCCCTTGGCAGCGACCTCGGATTGGATCACCCGGCCCATGCGGGCGACGTTAACGTCGTCTTCCGGGTTGTCACCGATGGAGGTCTTGGCTAGGGCAATGCGGGAATCGCTAGCGTTGTTCGCCGCAACCTTCATCTGCTGCCCAGAATGCCCTGCGGCGTTGAAGATGTTGCGACCCATGAAACCAAGCGACGACGCGTCATACATCCGCTGGGCTGCGGGGTTGGATAGCGATCCGCGGATGGAGGTGCGGAGGTCTTGAAGCTCTTGAATATGCTTCTGAAGTGCTTCCGGCCCAGCGTTTAGGCCTTCCTTGTTGATGAAGTCGGCGTGCATCAACCCTGATTGCATCATATACTTGGCATCAGCCTCCTTTGCCTCGGTCTCATTCTGCAACCCCTGCATCTCAACCGCACGGCTCCAGATGCGATCGGAGGATTGTTCAATCTGCCCACCGAGGCCCTCAAGGGCATGCCCCACTGCACCACCAAAGGCATCGACCGGGACGGGAAGGCCAACCTCCGGGGCGAAGCCGGATGGGACAGCGGTGGGGGTAAGGCCAGATGCTTGGGGCATTATGATGAACTCGCTAATCCTACTGATTGCGCCTGCTTCCATTTGCTGGCAACGCTACTAGCACCGCCGAGGAATGAGCCAATGGCACCAATGGTCCCAGCAGTCTGCTCTGTCCCTGCGGCCATTACATCGAGATTGGCCTCCGCGGTGTCGGTCATGGCTTTGGTTTCGAAGCCGTATGAGGTCTTGGCAGCGTCCCACGCGATCACATTCTGGTCGAAGGACGCAACCTTCTGCTGGGTATCGCGAACCGCCGCATTGGACCCGGAGTTGACGTCGAGACCCGACGCAGCCTGTACCGCCTTGGTCTGGCCGATCTCCTGTCCAGCCTTAAGCCCAGCTTCCTCGCCTTTGATGTCCCCTTCTTCCAAGGCCCAGCTAGCGTTTTGCTGGTTGATCTGTTTGTTGAGAAGGGCAACCCCAGCCTTATACTTCGACGTTGCAGCAGAGGCTGCCCCAGCAGTTAGCTGACCAATGCCACTCACGATAGCGCCACCCGCCGTAGCGGCAGCAGCGCCGATTGTAATCGGATCAGCCATTTGCCCTCCTAATGACGAAAGGCAACAACCCGTTCCGCGGTTCGTCGAACTTCGCGCCGAGCCACTTCAACCAGCGATGCGCGGAGTAGTTCGTCAGGGTACACTCGCCGACGATGGATTCGTACTTCTCCAACATCTTCTGCACCTGTATCTGCGACCTGCGGATGAACACGAATTGATGCTTCATTGGTTCCGGTGCCCACATCCAAAGATAGGCCTGGGTGGATAGGAACGATGGTGGGATCAAGCCCCAACAGCAGATGAATTCTCCATCGACGAAGCCAGTCCAAACCTCGCCAAGGGTCTGGCAGTAGTCGAACATGTCCATGTCCTTCCGGGGCATTTCCCAGCCGAAGGAGGAGAGGAGGCCCGAGACGGGACTGGTGATTAGTGGTTGAACCACGATTCTCACTTGGATGTGTCCCCTATCTCGAGTTCTGGGATGACGCCGAGGATTGATGCGGGGTAGGGATTAGGTTGTTGGATCACGTATTGCCCCGGGACATCCCATAGCGGATCGGAGTACCCGCGGATATCGCCGAAGACAAGGCCGGTGACGAGGGTGTTGGTCATGGAACCGACGTTGCCAAGGACAAGGTCCTGCAAGGGCTGTACCGTTGCGGCGGTTCGGCCCATGGTGAGGCCAAGGGTGTTGTTGACCTTAAGGGTAACCCCCGCAACTTTCTTGCGCTTGGATTGAACGGTCGGCTCGCCGAGATCGAGCGGTAGGGTGGTCAACTGCGGAAGGAAACTCAGCCCGACGGTGACCACGCTTGCAGACGGGATACCAGTGAGACCCGGTGTTCCGCCGGGACCAAACACGAAGGTCCCTGAGGTGGGCATTGTGAAATTGATAACAGCACCATCAGCGACTCCGGTGACAACTGCACCGGCGAGGTGTTGGGCTCCGGAGAAGGTGGTTGCGGCGTTGGCGTTGTATCCGATCCCCGCGTCGACTTGCCACGAGGAGATGTAGTCGGCCGGGTAGATGAGTTCGACGAAGCGTTCGACGTATTGGACGGTTTGGCCATTGATGTTCCTCTGGACGATGAGATAAACCGCATCGACTGCGCCGATGGTGTTGGTTTGTTCGGTGATCGATGCGACGGAGACGAAGGTGCCTTGGGTCAACGAGTGGGCCCAAGCGATCATCTCTTGTTCTTTTTGGAACGTGAGGGAGAGTAGGGTACCGTCGTTACGGGTGGCCCAGATAAGCTTGAAGGGTTCCTCGGCGTAGGCCCATTGGGTCAGGGTGAAGCCGTAGAATAGATGCGAGGATAGGATTGAGATGTCTGTACCAGCGAAGATGTTGGTATAGAAGTTATAAGTGAGATCACGAACGATTGACCCTTTGGCTTGGACATAGAGTATGTCATAAGTGGCCACGATGGGCGGAAGGTTGGATGATCCATTATACGCCTGCGGATTGGCAACGATATCAGTCGCGGTTGCGGCAGAGCCGGGTGAGCCGCCGTTGATTAGCCAAGCTCCCTTATCGGTCAGGGTAATCAACCCAGCCTGCATTGGGATGAAGGCTTGGATGGTATTGAGTTGGCCAGAGATCAACGTACCTTGGATTGCATTGTCGGCCTCGACCGGGAAGGTCACGTTGAAGTTATAAATCGACCCCGGTTGCGACATGTTGAATTGTGACGGTGAGCCAACTGGTCCACCAAAAACGGAGCGTTGGTTGTAGTATCCCGGCACGGTGGGATTGCCCGCGCTTTGCGCACCAAGCGTCGCAGTCGCTGCCGCACCAGAACCGGCGCCACCAACGAAGCCGACTGTTGGTGTAACCAAATAACCAGTCCCCGCAGAGATCAGCGTCACCGACGCAACGCCCCAGGTTGCGTTGAACGTCGCACCGGTGCCGGAGCCTCCACCGGATAGGACCCCGAGAGGATTGCCAGGGACGAAACCAGAGATAACACTTCCCGGGTTGAACACGGTAAAGCCGGTGATCTGCCCAAATGGCGATCCAACCGAAGTCACCGCAACGGATAGTCCGGTACCGCCTTGCAGGACCAGAATCTCGCCCGGTGCATACCCACTCCCGCCGAGCCCTGACAGGGTAACATTGATTGCCTCAAGGGTACAAGACCCTTGCGCCGTGACCCCACCCGGCGGTGCCGCAGTGAACGTAACTGCCGGGACCGAGGTGTAGTTATTCCCATTAGCAGTCAGGGTTAGATTGGTGACCCCGGTTCCAGAGAATGGATTCTGCGGCACTGGCGGGCCTTGTGAAAAGTCCGGGACGACGTCCGAGTCGAAGAATAGGGTAGTGGTGACATTCCCAACAAAGCCAAATGAACTCCCAGGTGGGATAGCGCCGGAATAGTACGGGTCGGCACGGTAGACGTTATAGCTCTGTGCCCCGGTGACTGGATTCCATTCAACAGTGATCGACCCGAGGGTATTGCGGATGTCTTGAAGGTTACCAATACCCCCCGCACCGGGCGCAGATTCTTGACCGTTGATATCGACTGCGGTTACGAGATAGCCATAGTGAACCTGACCACCTGATAATGTGCTAACAACAGTCGTAACCACCGGCGAGCTTAACGTGGTTCCGAAATTGATCGGGGCTAGGGTCCAGTTGGTTGCAGTGTTGAGGGTTAACTGATACGGCGGATGGTTCGGATGGCAGAGAAACATCACATTGACGTCTTGGGCATAGCGAATGTCGAAGAGTTCGTTTGGGAGATATGGTGATTGGATAGTATAAACCCTCTGGGCGGTACCACCTGAGGTATACGTCCCGGTAAACACCACAGGATTTCCATAGAGGTCTGTGAGGGTATAGGTATTCGTGGTACGACCGGTGATGACGTAGTAGTTCCCGTTTAATTGATTTCCAACTGTACCGACTATGCCGTTGATAAGAACCCATTCAGTGTTATTGTATCCATGACCAACGTCAGTGATCGTGCTGGTGCCGATATTGATCGCGGAGATGGTAGTTGGGTTCTCAAGAACCGGTGCACCTTGATAGTAGAATCGAATAGTGCCATTGCCGTTAGCAACATTGCGGCCGAATTCAAGGATATACCCCACACTGAACGAGGCTTGAAATGGGATCAGGCGATTGATAGTGGTGGAGGATAGACAACGGTTGACGAACTTACTCCCTGGCCGGGTGGTTGCGCCACCGCGGTAGTCGACGAAGAAGTTCTGGAGTAGCGCAGCGCCGGAATGGTACTTCTGGAGATCGACGCGGGAGTACAGCGATGGTGCCCACTCACCTGCGTTGAATGAAGTTTGAATTACCGGGTTGGACATTAGGTATACCCCGGCCAGATTGCTCCCCAATTGAACCCGGTGTTGTACGGACCGGAGTAGTCTTCGACGTAGTCGATCCCACGAATGCGGAGCCAGTCAGGGGTGACGTCGTTGACCTTCAGGCCTTCGTTCGCATCGGTCCCGCGGGCTTCGGTGATCATCGCATTGGCTTCGGCGATTTTGAGATTGGCAAGTTGCTTATCGCCGGTGAGGGCTTGGCAGAGCCGGGCGCCGATGATGAGGGCGAAGGCTTCTTGGAAGTCATCGTCGAAGATGTTCTCGTCGGTGACGTCGCGGACGTAGTTGAGGATCGCGAATTCTTGATTGGTGAGGATAACTCGTTGATCGCTGGGACCGCCATAGGTGAGGTTGAACGTTGCGCCAGTCCCCGAACCAGTGGTGTAGTTCTGCGCCACAGGCTGGGTGGCGTATTGGTAGTACAGCGAACCGGTATATGGCGTGTCCTCACCGCGGGTTGCGGGATATGGCGCAACCGAAGTCACTGATCCACCACCGCCAATCCCCGTTACCTGTAGTATCGGCGGGGCGCCTTGCGGCTGGCCAACCGGGAACCCCGGGGCTTGTGCAAGGGTGCCGATGACCGATCCTGGGGATGGATTCAGCGCGTTGGTGACGATCGAGGTGTTGGGCTGGAGGACAAGGACGATGATATCGCCAACGGCATAGCCCGAGCCAGGGGCAGATGGCGTTGCGGCGGTCACGTTGTAGAACTGATCCTGCGCAACGGAGTACTTCACCGGCGGCCCTTGCCAGAAGGTCGGTGCGCCACCGGTAACCGCGGTGGTGATGGGGATACCCGAGGCAAAGCCAGTTGCGGTTTGCGGAGTCACCCAGCAAGCGCGGATGCAGTCGATGGGATATTGGTACGCGTAGGCCCACGGTGGCGCGGGTTGGCCTTTGGTCCAGATGGTTTGGGCAGCAGTAACGTTCTCCGGCGTGCCGTAGACTGAGGTGATATAGTTCAACGATAGGGTATTGAATCCACAGGCCCACGGGGCCATTCGAAGCAACCTCCGCCGGAACGGGACGTAGATGAGATTTGCCTGAATGGCCTCGTTAGAGCCGTTGTTTGCTAACTGCGCCGCGGTCACGGTTGTTCGAGAACCGAAGGTTTGCAGCGCTCGATTAACCATGGCCGTCTGGTCGGTCATCAGTACCTCCCTTGTGATCCGCAACAGCCGTGGTTGGTACCGCCAATGCCGGGCCCACCGCTATGTGACCCGCCCATACGAGGACCGTTCTCGTTACCATGGTTGGAGCCGTGGAGGCCCGGGGATTGGGATTCCATTATGCCCTTTGGCCCGGTTGGTGGCTGGTAGTTCATCACGTCTTTGGTCTTGCCCGGGAGAACGCCTCCACAGGTGGCTCTTGCGGCCTGTGGTTGCGATGAGCCCGAGCCGTATTCGCCTAGGATATCTCTACTCATCGATGGTCTCCTTCTCTGGTTCTTGCGTGGGTTCTTGCACGGGGGTCGGTGCGACTGGCGCAACTGGTGGTGTTGTTGCCATATCGTCGTTGATCTCCTTCAGCCGGGCCAAGGCTGAGGCGGTGATGTTGGGAAGGTTACCGTGTGCATGGGCCTTCTCGTGGATGTGAAGCAGCGTGGCGATTTCGTCCGCGTTGTGCTTGTGTATTGCCATGTTAATACTTCCCTTGACTGCCGCCCTTGCGGGAGGTGATATTGCGAATACCGGGGGCTTTGTATCCGCGACCGTCGGACCATGGGGTGTAGTTTGCTTGCGGATCGTCACGTTCTGTAACATGACTGCCCAGCTTGTTCCCTAGATAGCTCACCGCCCCAGGGTTAACCGCCTTTGGATTGGGCTCGACCTTGCGATCGTATGGCCCAGAGATACTCGCTCTGCCTTGTTTCATAGTCCACTCCTTTTGAAAGTTAGTTGACGCTTGTGATCCCAACGGTTCTCTGGATCGTCGGCCATTTCCCGACGAACCTTCTCCAGCGCCCCGCCATCGGAATGCAGGGTTTGGAGAATCTGCCGATAGCGGTCGTCGAGCCGTTCGAGTTCGTCGAGGAGATGTTTGGGGACCGCATGGCCGAGTTCTTCGTACATGTATTTGACATCGTGGACATCGTGCATGTAGTTCATGAACCGGCGGAGACTTTCGGGGACCTCGCTCTCCGCGGCCCGCATGAAGCTAAGGGCTTGGATGACCCCGATGCGGATCATTTTCATATCCGAAGCGATCCATTTCAGATAGACCTCTGCCGGGTGTTCGCCTTCTGGGCGTTCTTCATCAGCCATTCTTTTTCTTCTTTCGCAGTATGCCGGTGCGTGCATCGGCTTGGTTGAAGTCCTTGGCGACCTTGGTAGGGATGCCGACCTTCTTAGCAAACGCAGGGTTGTGTGCCGCCGCGGCCATGGTGCGAGCTTGCTTTGGGGATGTGCTGGGCATTACTTTCTCCCATATACCTTGAACGTTCCGCTGGTAATGACGCCAGCGGAGAACAGCGCCTGCCAGCCATCGATCAATGTAGCACTGTTCCAATAACCACTCGTCATAGTGGTGACCGACGCGGGCGTTGCGTTCTGGCCAGAGGTCATGCAGTTCCATTGTCTAATCGCCGCGGTCAGCGGACCATATAGTGTGCACTTACCCGAAACACCCGGGGCGGCATTGGCTTGGGTGCCAATGCTTAACTGGATAAATGTGGTTGGTTGTGCAAAAGCCGCTGCGCCAGCGGCGACCGCCTGGGTCTGGGTGACGTAAGACGTGGCCTGGAACGACCCGCTGGCATGGACTTGGAGTTCAAGCGTGCTAGTAGCTGTGCCGGGTATGATGTTTTCAAAGACGATATCATAGTCGTTAAACGCAGTGGTGAGACTGGTTGTGTCCGAGACCGTTGCGGAGGCACTGGCGGTGAGGGTGGCTAGGAGGACCTCAGAGCCACCGCCTGGGGTGGTGTTGATTACTTGGTAGTTGGCGCCATCGGAGATAATGCGGACGCTCTGCGTGGGGTATATCTTCAGCGCGGTGGTGCCGGTGGTGGAGAAGGTTGACGTGGTTGCGGTGACGGTTACCACTCCCGCGCCTGCAACGCCACTTGCGGAGTTGTTTTGAATATCGGTATACCACCCGGCTTGGAAGGTGGTGCTGGCACCGGCCTGAGCGATGGTATAGGCCTGCGATGCGGCGTTCGATGCGGTTATGATCTTACCGCGGTCGGTGTCGGCGATAGCATAGGTGGTGCCGGATTGCGGGTTAACACATTCGGCCGCAGAAAGGGTACCGGAAGTGGTGATGTTGGATTGTGAACAGGCGGCGGTGGTTGAGGAGACAATGCCACCACCTGGGGTAATGGCCGTGACGGTACCGGTACCGGAGACGGTGACCCAAGAGGGAACGCCGGATGCGTTCTCAGAGAGGAACTGAGTACCGGTAGAATTGCCTGCAAGGGTGGTCCATATGGAACCATTCCAGTAGACCACATCGCCGGTGGTGACTGGCGTAGGGAAGATCATCGCCGCGGCACCAGCTTGGGTAGTGGCATTAGTACCGCCGTTGGCGAGCGCAAGAACGGTTGCGCCTGGGCCGCCGAGTACGCCGCCACTCCAAGAGGCAAAGCCGGTGGTTCCGGAATTGTTCGCGCCGGTGCCTCCACGGGTGGAGGAGAGGGTGCCAGTCCAGCCGAGAGTTGCGTTCTGGGCGGTGATCGACGCGGTGACGTTGGTATCGTTGGTGAAGGCTTGGACTACATTCGCGTTGAGCCGGGCGGCGGCAAGGGTGCCAGACCAGCCCATGGTGATCGATGCGGCGTGGACTAGGGATGTCGCGAATGATCCGCCAAGGGTGAGTGTGACATTAGTGTCGTTGACGCTGGATAACGCACCCGGAGCCAGATCGGCAAGGACGGTACCGCTGGTGTTGTTCCACGTCGCAAGGTCGCCAACTACGGTAGTGCCAGGGCCGGTTAGGGTGGTTGAGGAGTTGATCTGGAACGGCGTCCGTGGTGAGCCGGTGTTGTTGCCGCAGACGGTATTGGGCTGGAAGATGCCATTGCATTGGGCCTGGGCAAGGGACGGGAGGAGGATCAGTAGGAGAACGAGGAGGAGCTTTTTCATTGGATCAAGGTCCATCCGCCGGAGATAACGTTGGGTTGGAGAGAGAACGCGCCGAAGGCACTGGAGAGGGAGATCGAGGCTTGACCATCGATGGTCTCCGCACCGGCTGGGAGGATGGTGATTGGATGGGCTGCGGCGAAACCGCCGATGTCGACGATGATGATCGCCGCGGCAAGGGCTTGGCCAGGGACCGCGGCTTGACCCGCGGAGTTGGATTTGGCCGCGGGGAGTTGGACGGTGACCGCGGCGTTGACGTTGACGGTGATTAGGCTGTTGCCGGGAAGGACGGTAGTGGTCCCGGCAACGGTGATGGGAAGAATGGCCGTGACAGGCCCGGTGACCCAACCGATCGATGGACCGAGATAGACCGACTGAGTTTGGCGGAAGGTCCCGCCTTGGTCAAGATCGAGTTGGGAGGGCATGGGTTACATCCTTCGCCCAGCGGCTCGACGAGGTTGGATTTCGGGAAGGGGCGGTTCAGTATCGACGACTGGCGTCTCACCAAGTTCCTTACCAAGGCGTTTGAACTCTTCCTCTGGTGATAGTGGGGGCATCTTCACCTCATGCGCTGGATTGGCAAGCTTGTGCAAGATTTCGGTCTGCACTTTCATCATCTCTGCCATCGTCTTCATGAACTCATTCATGCCTTCGGCTTGCGGGGCGGCTTGTGCAGCGCCTTTCAGTTCTTCAGTGAGGCCGATCAATAGCTTTTGACTGAAGCTATTCTGCTGTGACTCTATATCGAGCCCCTGTGTTGGAGTCCAGCTATACTTCGCGGACTCGGCTTTGGCTTCGTCATCAATCGGAAGCATCCCCGGAGTTGGCGGACCGACGAAGATGATATCCTTCTCTTGACCCTTCCCTTCCCAACAGACGATGATCTTGCCATCGACAACGTTCTGACCAACACGCTCGGCGTAGTTCCAATCACCTTCGATATCGGGATCGAGGTGGAGAGGGACGGGAAACTGCTTCCGCTCTGGGCGACCAGTGGTGCGGTTGCGGATTTCCAGTTCCCATTTGTTCCCGGGGACGTTGAGGTAGTGGGGCTCGGTTAGTTGCCATCTTGCCATTGTAGTCTCCTATAATCCGACGCCGGTTAGCGTCCGTTGGATGAGGGTGGTGCCGACTGGGGTCGGGAGGGTTAGGGCATAAGCTGGTTGCGGGTAGAACGATTGCGGAGTGTCTTGTGGGATGTTGAGGTTCCACATCGATGCAACGAAGGATACTGGGAATTTCTGGGTGAAGAAGGAGTTGTGCGATTGGCCAGTCCAGACTGCGGAGTCGTCGAGGCCGAAGGTCCATTGAAGCGGGGTGAATGGATGCGGGGCAACCGCGGTGATCGTTATCGGGACTGGGCGCAGGCCACCGGACCACCCCGGCTGGTCTGGGGGATTGGGGATGTAGATCGACGGGAAGAATTTGACCGGAGGCAGGATCACCGGGACGTAGAGGGCTTGTGAGACGACTTGGGTTTGGGTATACCATACCGCGGCGTCGTCGAGGTTGTAGGTCCATTGCTTCGAGAACGGGCGAAGGGACAACGCGGTGATGGTGGCGGCCTGCGCAGACGGAACCGTCCATGACCAATCCGGCGGGTCGATCAGGTCATAGCGCCATTGTTTGCTGAAGGGCTTGAACTCGAGCGCTGCAAGGGGCTGGGCGCGAGGCATGGTCCATTGCCATGTCGATGCGTCATCGAGACCATATCGCCATTGCAGCGGGATGAACGGCGACGGCACAGGTTGAAGTGGCGGCTTCCGCGGCGGGGCCCAAGACCACATCGGCGGATCGTCAAGATCGGGGACGGACATTCCAGAGGTTTTATAGAGGGCGAGTTGGTTCACAGCGATGTTCGGCGGGGTCCATTGCCAAGAGCCGTGGTTATCATAGGCGTAGTTCCACTGAGTCGCAGCTGCAATTGGCTTACTGACCTTAGGTACGACGACGATGTTGTTATACGGCGCCCATCGCCAACCTTGGATATCGGGTGCGTTCGGGGCATAGAATGGCGCGACCGCGGCTGGGATCACTACCGATGGTGAATTGTTGCGCTGGTGGATGAAGGTCCAGATTGCTGGGTCGTCATAGGTAAAGGTCTGTTGCCTTGGCTTGACCACGCCAAGGCGAGAGAGTGGAGGGATTGTCGCGGAGTTCATATTCTCCAGTTGCGGTGCCCAAGGCGAAGCATCGTCATAGTTGAACCTCCACCAATACCGGAAGACCTTACCGACCTTAACGATATCCGACCGGATCGGTGTACCGGTCCAGACCGCGGGGTCGTCATAGGTGTAGAACTGCGACCAGCGGCGGGTGACAGCTTGACCGGGCTGGCCAAAGAACTTGGTCTGGGTCAGGGTCACACGAACTGGCCCGTTCTGGAACGCGGGTGCCCAGGTCAGTGCTGGGTCATCATAGAGATAGGGCGACCAGCGCCGCGTGGGCACTTGCCCACCAGCCCCGAAGAACTTCTGGAACGACAGCAAACGCATCGTGTCAGACGGGGGCGGTGACCACGACCAGACCGGATCGACTGGTGGGCTGGGGATATAGATCGGAGGTGTTGGTAGGCTTGTCATTACTCTTTAGCTATCAATCGTTGCAGGGCGAGATTCGGCGGGCCAGAGTTGGACGTGCCGACGTTAGTCCACTTGCGGTTGGTTTCTTGCAGGATGCTTTGGATGCAATTGTCACAGAACATCGGATTGGGCAGATGGTCCTGAACGCGGAGAATCGACCGCACTTGGAACCATACCTCGAAGGGGTATTCCTTCGGGGAGTACCAGCTAAGGCACCGGCGGCAAACGGGTTGGCGATTGAGCAATCCGTTTACCAAAGCGGAGCCGGCGATATGAGTTGCCAGCGGAACCTGACCAGCAAGCTCTTGCTTCTTCTGCGCAGCCTTTGCAAAGTTCCAGCTGTCTCTGATGAGTCGAAGCCAGTTCATTAGGAGGTCTCGTAGATGACGTGGCCAGAGATCAGGCCGGGGGTACCACCGGTGTAGCAGGATAGGGAGGTGGAGCCGACGGTGACCGCGGTGCCGTATTGGGCCATGCATTCCTCAGCACGGTTGGCTCGCCAGAAGTAGACCCCGCCAAAGGCGTTGAGGCCACATTCGAGTAGGTGGTTTGCGGCATCGCGTTGCGGGAAGGTGGTCGCGGCGATGTTGCCAACGCCAAGTGGGGCTGCAAGAGCAGCGGTAAACGGGTCCATGAAGGAATCGGTACCGCCTGCGGCGAAGGTGAGCGCACCAACGGCGACTGCGGAGTTGCGAGAGAGCAACATCGGAGTCGGCGAAGAGGTGGAGGCGGCTAGGCCCGAGAGGGAGATTTCCCACACGCGGGTGTACTGGGTAGCCGAGCCTGAGAGGGTGAACCAGAAGGCTTGGCCAGAAGTGAACGCGACGGTGTCTGCGACAGCCGCCGGGGTGATACCGGTTTGGTTGGAGGTTCTGCGTGCCATTTAGGAATCCTTTCCGTATTCGATGGCGATGCGTTTGATATGCCAACAAGAGTCGAAGGTACATTCGTGGTTGAGTTTGAGAAGGAGCGAGCAGCGGTCACAGATGTCATGGTCGCACTTGCGGCAGTAGCCCCGACTGCGACTCCGATCGGGGTTTAGGATGACTTGGACCTGGCATTTGGAACAGGTGAAGGTCGGGGATTCGAATAGCGCACCTGCGCCTTGACCGGGCTTGTCGAGGCCCGGCGAGTCGCGGTGGTCGACGATTAGTTCGTTCTCGAGCGAGCGTTTGGAGAAGATTCGAACGGTCATTACACAGCCATCGCGTTAAGACGAGGAACGAGATTAGTTGGAGGTCTGACAAACAGGTTTGAGGTAATGGTGAATTGGGTCGGGGTGGCCAGCGATAGTGTGACGTTGGCGGTCGCTAATTGCGTGTCACCCGCCGCACCGTAGTCAGTTTTGATGTTCTTGATTGGCATTACATAAAAATCCTACCAGCAGCAAGGATGGTTAGGCCTGAGGCTGGTGTATACGTGATGACGATGATGCCTTGCGCGCCGTCACCGCCCTTTGCCGTAGTAATGGCAAAGCCTGCACCACCGCCGCCGCCACCAAACCCACCACCAGCGCCGCCCGCACCACTTACTTGCGGTGTCAATCCGGTTGATCTACCACCACCACCACCACCACCGCCACCTGCACCGTGGGTACTATCCCATTCAACGCCGCCACCACCTACGCCACCATCGCCAGCGTTAAGGGCGGTTGTGTCGGTAGCTGCACCACCACCGCCGCCCGAGCCGTGCGAACCGGGATTACCTGGATTATTAGGACCGCCGGAAGTAAACGTGCCGCCCGTGCCGCCAGCCGTGCCGTCTTGAGCGGTACCCCCGTTTGATCCGCTATTGGTAGCACCAGATGCACCGCCTGCGGTTGCCGAACCAGCCGCCGCACCACCGCCGCCAGCGCCACCTTGAAAAGAACCAGTTCCGCCGGTTCCACCAGCTTGACCACCACCACTCGGCCCCGCGGCACCGCCGCCGCCAGCACCGCCGTTTTCGTTAAATAAATTAGTACCCCCTGCGCCGCCTGTGGAACCAACTCCGGTAACAGCCGCACCACCAGCACCACCAGCACCACCGTTCGCCACACCAAGTCCACCACCATGGGCACCGACACTAGAAGCCCCGATAGATGCGCCATTAAAGTAAGTGTCTCCCCCGGCTGTTCCATTGTTCACGCCACCCGCTGCGCCACCCGGACCAAGCGCACCAACAACATAGGCAACAGGAAAGCTAACGGTTAAACTAGTGACTTTCGAATAGCCGCCGCCACCGCCTCCACCACCGTCGTTACTGCCGCCGCCACCACCGCCACCAATCACCTCGACGCTATCCAATAACCCGGCATTGGTATTGCCAGGATCAGGATAGGAGGTGCCGGAAACTAGGAAAACAACGGTCATGGTTTGGGAATCAGCGTTGGCGGAACGATGATTTGGAGTGTAGCCGGATGGATAGCATTACCGGCAAAAGCGGGAATAATCACTTGCGGCGAGGTAAACAGCCC